TTCTATATTAATAGAAAACTGTTATTCAACCGGCATAATAGAAGATAGGGGTGGTGGAATTGCAGGTTCTTTTTTTGGACAGAATAACACATCTTCCGCGATTATAAGAAATTGTTATTCGACTGGAGAATTATTACCAATAAAGGCAGGTGGGATTTGTGGTTCCCATGCTGGAAACAACGCAACAAATCCGTATATAATTGAAAACTGCTATTCGTCTGGAATATTAGGTTATTATACAGGAGGTATATGTGGTTCTCATTGTTCATCAAATGGTAATATTATTAATTGCTTTTCGAAATATGCGTTAGGTATTGGAATTGGCTCTGAACAGTTTTTTGCTTCGAATGGGTCATTGCCTTCCGTAATAAATTGTAAAGCTGGAAATGGTACTTGGAATGCAGTATTGGGTGAAGAATTAACAGACTCAACATGGGATGACACTAATTCATTTTCAACTGGATTTGGACTAAAATCTTTCAGTACAAATATGTGGGATATAAACTTGTCATATACATCCAATACAAGTTTAGCAAATTTTGCAAACAAAAGTTTACTTGCTGATAATATATCAGTTTCGAAATTAGTTGTCCGTGGTGTATCATTAATTACATTAAGAGACCAATATAAAATTACACCAACTGAATTAAATGAAGAAGGATATAGTTCAACCAAGCTGCAACTTGCTGGATATACATATTCAGATATGGAATCAAGTACATATTCAGCTGTATCTATAAAATATGGAGGATTTTAGATTTTAATTAAATTTAATCAAAATATATAATATATGACGGATTGGAATAAATATACATCTAACAATGTGTGGTATAAAACATGTTCATCACACAATGGAACAATTGTTGCGTGTGTTGGAAGAAACACTTCAATTTACATATCAGTTAATAGTGGAATAACTTTTACAACGTATGATTCTGTAAGAAATTGGAGGGATATTGCAATGTCATCAAATGGGGAAAAAATGGTTGCTGTTGTAAGTAATGGTAATATTTACACATCAACTGATACAGGACAAACGTGGACTTCAAGAGACAATTTAAGAAATTGGCATGGAGTTGCTTCATCAACTGATGGTGTAAGATTGGCAGCCGTAATACAAGGTGGATATATTTATACATCATCAAATTCTGGTGTAACTTGGAGTCAGAGACTAGAATCAGGACTTAGAGATTGGAAACGCATTGGGTCGTCTTCCGATGGGTCACTATTAACATCAACAGTTGCAAATGGTTATGTGTACACGTCATCCGATTATGGAGCGAATTGGACTGAACGTACTGGAGCGGGAATTTCAAATTGGTATGGTGTTGCTTTATCATCAGATGGTGTTAAGCAAGTAATCACAAGTAATCCTGGAACTATATACACATCAACTGATTCTGGAGCAACATGGACAACACGTGAATCTTCAAGGTCGTGGGGAGATGTTGCATCATCTGGAGATGGAATTAATTTAGTTGCTGCAAATTATGATGGAAATCTTTACACATCAACTGATAGTGGAGTAAATTGGGTTTTAAGGGAATCTATTCGTTCTTGGTGGTCTGTGTCAATGTCAAGTACGGCACAATCAAAAGGCTACAAAATGGTTGCAACTGCAGATAATGATGGAATATTTGTATCAATGAATTCTGGTGTAAATTGTATAGTAAAAAATACAGGAATACTATGCAAATCAACAAATTCCGATAATGATAATGATTGCGAGGTTTTTATTGAAAACTTGACTCCTCAACATTTTATAAAAACTACATTTGGGTACAGACAAATAAAACATTTACTAATTAATCACATTGACAGAATTGATATAAAGCATGGTATTCGACAAATTAATACAGGAACTATTACACATTCAATCCCTAATAAATTGACATATTTTATGAAAGGTCATGGACTATTATTTGATGAATCTGATTTGTTAAAATACGCAAATGAAACATATAAATATAAAAATTATAAAATTATTATTGATGAAAAGTATAAATTAATTGCAGCACATTGTATTTTTTCAAAAAAACCAAAACATGGGACATTAGATTATCTGTTGACAAAAGATAATAAATTACCATATTATCATATAGTTCTTGAACCAAATGATGATAATGCGGACGATGATAACAATGAACGATATGGTATTTATTGTAATGATATTTTAACAGAGTCAATATCAATAAAAAATATGAATCAGTCAAATTTTAATAAAATATTTTAATAAAATATTTTAATAAAAGAATTCCTTAGAATTCCTTAGAATTCTAAGGAATTCTAAGGAATTCTAAGGAATTCTCAATTTGGACACAATGGCACGTTTTTAAGGAATTTTACCAAAAGTGATTTACAAATTCTATTTTTGGACATTTTAAAAATGTCCAATTTCAACTTTTATATTTTACTTTTGGAAAAATACCTTAAAAACGTGCCAAATTGGCAATTTTCGGGTTTATGGATATTTCTTAGGATACGAGGTAATAATTATTATATTTTTTTAAAAAATGTTGTTAGCATGGAAAAATTGTGCCCGAAAAATGTGCCAAACTGGCCAAATTTTTATATTTTCGTTAAATATAAAAAGTGTAAGCGGCACGATGAAAAGTGTAAAAAACCATAAAAAAAGTGTAAGTAAATATTATTGTAATTTTTGTGACTATGGAAGCAATAACACCCAACACTTTAATAAACATTTAGCCACACGTAAACATCAAAAACAAGAAATGGCACTCGACTCGCACGATCGGCACGATAAAAAGTGTAACACGTTAAATTTAAATAATCCTTTGTACTGTTCTTTTTGTGACTATTTAGGTACCACAAAACAAAACTTTTTGGCTCATTTGGAGACAAATAAACATCAAATTTATGGAAAATTTATGGAAAAACATAAGTCGATAAATTCGAAAGTTGAAAATATGGACAATTCAGCCAATAAAACATATGTATGTGAAAAATGCGACAAGGTATTTATGAGTTCTTCTGGATTGTACAGACATACTAAAAAGCAAACATGTATATCTACACTTACTCCAGATGTTTTAAGTTCTGTAATATCCGAAACTAACTCTAACTCTCAATATAACTCTAAATCAAACTCGGAATTATTGAATTATTTGATTAACGAAACAGCCAGTTTACGTCAGACGGTTATTGATCTATCATCGGTGATTCCGACTCGTACAATTATTACAAATAATACAAATACAAATAACAATACATTTAATTTACAAATTTTTTTAAATGAAACATGTAAGGATGCGATTAATATAACCGATTTTATTGAGAATATAAAAATTTCTCTTCAGGACGTAGAAACAGTGGGAGACAAGGGGTTTGTGACAGGTATTTCAAATATTATTATTAAAAATCTAAATGAAATGGATGAGACAATGCGACCGGTTCATTGTAGTGATGCTAAAAGAGAAACGTTATACATAAAGGATAACGATATATGGACAAAGGATAATGATGGAAATCCTAAGATGATTAATGCAGTGAAACGAATTTCAGCTGAGAATATAAAGCGGCTTCAAGACTGGCGGATAGCTCACCCTGATTATAATGATGCGTTTTCTTCCAACTCTGACAAATACCAATCTCTTGTTAGGGAGGCATGTGATACGTCTGGTGTTAATGAACCAGAAACACGCGTAATACGAAACGTATCACGGTCAATTGTGATTAATAAAGGGATTCGCCCAATTTAAAGTGTATTATAAATATTTAAATGAAAGACAAATATACATATAATACAATGAGTAGTTCAGAAGAAGATTTTGTGATTACCAATATTAATGCTTCAAGAAAGCATGGTGTGTTGAATCTTATAACGGGTCCGATGTTTGCTGGTAAAACATCTACACTTATACGAATTTGCGAACATCTATTGAGGTTAGATGTGAAATTCGAAGTATATAAACATTCAGACGATGTTAGAAATGATAATCCAGATACAATTCACTCTCATAACAATGAGGCTTATTTGTGTAAACCTTCTTACAATTTATGTGAATTTCTTGAAACAGATGATTATAAGCATGCACAAGTAATAATCATTGAAGAAATACAGTTTTTCGATGAGAATATTATTACTTTTTTGGATTTTGCTCTTAATCGTGATAAGAAGCTTATATTTGCCGCTGGATTAAACTCGACTTTTGAAATGAAACAGTTTCCATATATGGGACAAATTATGGCCATGTGTGACAAGATTGACTACTTAAATGCTAATTGTTATTTTTGTGATTCAACCAATGCTCCTTTCACGGTTAAAATTTCTGGAACAAATACTGAAAAGGAAGTAGGTGGGTCAGACATGTATAAACCATGTTGCCGACAGCATTATAATGAAGAAATCGTTAAATTTAGAAAATTATGAAAATAGTATCACTTGTATCATGTAATGGAGCGTAAGCAGAAAACTCATTATCCTTTTTGCGCGATACTAGTTCAGAATATTTAAAGATTTTTCTTAATTTATATACACTTTTTGTATTATCTGTATCAATTATATCCAAATGTGTTTGCAATGTTTTTTCATCTAAATTATTATAAATCTCCAATGAATACTTTTGATGTCCTATATGTTTAAATGATAATATTCCAACGAGAAATATGTTATGGTTTAAGTGTAATCATGGGGTTTGTTCTACTTGTCTTATACAACTTTTAACATTTAACAATAATAAATGCCCGTTATGTAGACAACACATTAGAAAGGTATGTATTAAGTATCCAATAAGTGAAGGTACCAAAGAATAGATTATGAGAAATCAGAAGTTTCTAAAAAATTATTGAATTCTGTTTGTAGGAATGTATTGTATGAAAATAGAAGTTTCTAAAAAAATATTGAATTCTGTTTGTAGTATGTAGATAGATTGTATTGATTGTATTGTATAATTTAATTGAGTTATTTTTTATGTAAAATAAACATATCATTTGTATCCAACATATTTTAATGAATTTCCAATGACATAAGTAAATATGGATTCAATAATTCAATTATTTCACTAATACGTGCGTTTCTAAAATCATGATGTATAGATTTTAATAAAGTAAAATTATCTTTTCTTTTAATGCCAGACCTACCAAAGCAAAATCTCAAAAATGGACAAAGTGTATCATAATCAGTATTTGATAAATATAATGAACTATGATTAATAAGGTATGTATCTGATAATTCTTCTTTACAATCAATTAAATACATAACAGAATTAGCATGAATGTTAATTAAAAATACTCGTGCAACGAATGATTCAAAAACATTCAAATTTGAACTCTTATAATATACACTTTCTTCATGTGATTTTCCTTTTAACGTATAGACTTTATTATTTTTATCATAAAATACAATTATGTCAACATCTCCTCCAACTAATCGTACGAATAATGTTCTATCATAAAGGGCAGAGTCTTCATCCTGATAGTCTTCATCTTGACCTTCAGGTCCAGCGTTCATCCAATCATCTTCATTTTTCTCCATTGTAAAATATTACAATATATGTAAATGAACTATATAAATGGCCATATAATTCATTTTTTATATAAAATTAAATTCACTGGAGTATAAGTTATGAACCAGTTATTTTATAAGTAGTGCTTTCAGCGAGTTCTCTCTTTTCTGCAACTTTTTCTTGATTTTCTGTATACTCTTGATATCGTTTTTCCATTGTACTAACACTTGAACTACACCTTTTGGTTGATATTTTTAACTGAACGAGAGAAATTACTAAGATTCCCGTATACAAAAACCACATAGCTTCTCCAGTATTGTCCCTCGACACAACAAGGTCATACATTTCTTGTTTTATTTTAAGTGCTTCTGGTGATGTATTGGACTGATATTGAGTTTTCATTAAAGGTGTAAGTACATTCCAATAATCATTAAAAGTCTCGGGAACAATTTGATTAATAAGAATTCCTGGGTTACCACAAATACTCATAATTAAATCTGAAGCGCGTTCATATGACTGTTTTTTGTCCAAAGGCATTTGGTCCAAATCGCCTGATATGTCGCGATTAGTTAATAGGTCTGTAAATAATTTATTAGCAGATGATGATATATAAAAATATCCAATTACATTTGAAAAAACACTTTTCAAAGATGGAAACGAGAGAAGAAGCAAATTGACCACTCCAAATAATAATAACCATGGTATTATAGTGTATACAATGACGACTCCTAAATTTTCAGATAGATTACCACCACATTGTTGTTTACGAGCATATACATTACAAATTAATTGTGTTACTACGGTGGCAACAACAAACAGACCCAGCTTTGTATATTCGTCTTTCATATCATATGTTTCATCTACGTTCCAAGGACGTTGGGGCTTGATAAAATAATATAGAATCGTTCCCAGTAAAAAAACAATAAAATTAAGCATTTATTTATTTTTAAATTACCAAATACTTATGTATTATAATATAATACAATACATTACATTATAATACACAATGTTACAATCACCATATAATAAAAAAACTAAATACTTAATTATAAATTATAAATACAATACATTACACCACGCCACAATATATACAACTAACACTAACTAACTACATTTATCTAAAATCCTCCTTCGTTATTGTCATCGTCTTCTTCATCGTCATCGTCCATATCAATGTCAAAATCGTCTCCTAAGTCATCAAAGTCAGTTTGTGAATTATTTTGTTCAGCTATTTCTACAAGCTCCTTAATTGGTACAATCTTGTTTTTATAAAACAGAATAAGGTCCCAAGTGCTGTCAAATGTTCCAATCTCATCTTTTGTATCCGTATTGTACACTTTGTTTGTCTTAGAACAAAGCATGTATATGGGTCCAGCATAATCATCTGTAACGGATTGACCCGTTTCTGTGATGTATGTAAGTCCATCTTCAACTACATCATCTTCTTCATCATTCTTTTCAGATTCTTTCTTGGATACAATTGGGGAGTTGTTGATTAAAGAAGGTATCTCGGGTTCCAATGGTCCAATGACCTCACCAAGAATGGGGTCCTCAGTCTTTTCTTTCTCCGTCTTCTTGGTGACCTTTTTTGGTTCCTTCTTGGCCAGCTTCTCAGCCTTTTCTTGTTCCTTCTTGGCCAGCTTCTCAGCCTTTTCTTTTTCCTTCTTGGCCAGCTTCTCAGCCTTTTCTTGTTCCTTCTTGGCCAGCTTCTCAGCCTTTTCTTGTTCCTTCTTGGCAAGCTTCTCGGCCTTTTCTTGTTCCTTCTTGGCAAGCTTCTCGGCCTTTTCTTGTGCCTTAGTCTTCTTGACTTCGACTACAGGCTCATGTTCCTGTTCTTCATTTTCTTCTTCGCTTTCACTGTCAGAACCAAATATTTCTTTTTCTTTTATCTTATCTGCTTCAGTGAGTTGTTTTAAGTCATCAATAATATCATCACAATCATTCATAATTTCATTAAACATATTATCATCTTCTGTGATAATAGTTGGCATTTTTGTAGCAATGGTTGCTTCAGCGTTTCCATTTCCAATTCGGTTCTTCTTGAAGTGCTCTTCAGGAATTTGAATATCCCCAATATGTGACTTGGCATACTCCAACACATCTTCCATTGTGTATGAACGAGTATTCATCACATTTCCGTAATTGGTTGGCTTCTTTCCAGAGGGTGCGATGTACTGAGTAAGAGGAACCTTTAGTCTATCATGGACCGTTCCATTCTTTTCAGCTAAGTTTGCCTTCAAGCATTGACCGCATACAACTTCACCCTCATCTGGTTCATTCAGGCACTGAGCATACAACTGATACTTGCTGGATAGCACTTCACATTTCCCAGGAATTTGTACTCCCACAAATGGTAGGTAGATAGATTGCTTAGTATTCGCCTTAACAAATTGTTTCGTTGTGTTAATTGCTTGTTGCTTCTTGGACTTCTTCTCCTTAGTTTCTTCTTTCTGTTCTTGTTCCTGTTCTTCCTGTGTATTGTCATTTTGAGAATAAATCATATTTACCTGACTTACCTTACTTACCTTACCAGAAAGTTGGTTCTGGATATCCTCCTTAATAGCACAAGTATACTTGTCAATCAAATCATCGACAAGTATATTCAACTGCTTACGCATTGCCTTCGTATGTTGGTCAATAATGTCATTAGCAATGACAATAGTGAACGAGTTCGAAAGTGGCTGAGACATTGTTTGAGAGCTTGAGTTTTTTTAATTGTTTCCAATTAGTAATATGCTTTGGTTTTGATATAAAAATCAAAAATCATTTTTTTATATCAAGATGCTCAATTATTGATTATAAGACGATTGCTCAAAATAAGCGTATAAAAAAGAAATATACGCAAAAGTGTAACGGTTGATTGCCATTGTTTTATGTTGTACTTATTGTTCTCCAATTATTTTATGCAACATTCAGTCTTAAGACGTGGAGTCTCATATATAGGTTCATTTGGAAAACATGTGTCCTTACATTGTGAATTGTGAGCAATAGTAGCCGTATGTAAATGACTGGTCACTGCTCCTGTTTCGTAGTAATGTTCATTTGAACGTTTCACAATTGGCTGACATGTAGTACAATCATTTGAAGTTTCGGGTGGAGGTGGAATAGGAATAACACCTTGCATGTATGTTTTATATTTTGTATGACGATATTTTGCTTTTCTTGGCTGATTAAAGCAGAATGTAGTTGGACCTTGTCCAACTCTTTCGGGGGGGTTATTTGAGAGAAATGAAGGGTTAGCAAAATAAGAAGAGACTACTATATCTCCTCTACACAAATAACATTGGTCACTGTCATTAAAAAGAACAGGGTCATTTGAAAATGAAACACAACCAGGTCTGTCCATTAAGTCTGCGATTGAACCTCTACCAACTCCTGAACGTACTTGTCTTTTTAAATGCGATGGAGTATTTTCAGTCACCATAATTCTACCCTTTCTGTAATGTTTCATAGGGCGTGCTAAACCATGTTTGTAAATAACATTATTGGTGTAATCTTTGTTTGTTTGAGGACGCATTCGTCCCGTAACAACGCCTGTTTGAACTACTCCTTTCCATGATACATAATCTTTCGTAGGCTGGAACCTCGAACGCATTCCTTGGGGATGATAAGCGCTTGACATATTATAATATATTACGCAAAGAATATAAGTAATAAAAATTAAAAAAGCAAACTAAATCTAAATTTAAAATACATTCCTAAGAACTGAGCCACCACCTCCCCTTTGTCCTTCAATCCTCCCTAAATAATTTACATCCATGGGAATTGTTACTTTTTTCCCTTGACCAAGACGCACAAGTTTTGCTACTCGCATTGCGTTTGTAACAGGATGATATGAACTGAACTGGCGTTTGCGTTCCTGACTGGCTCCACCTCCATTTGGTTTGGTACGACGACACCGGTCGTAAATATAATTTTGATATTGTGTGGGAGTAAGATAATATTGTGGTGAAGACATGGTTATGTTATAGTTATATGAAAAATAATAATTAATAATTAATATATCAATGAAGGGTGGGATTGGTCGGGACTAAGTAGCAATTCCAATATCACTTGGGATATTGTTGAAGCTTATCCAAATAAACCATGGGATATCATTTTTTATATATTAAAAACAAAACAAACATCATTACTTATATTAGGTTGGTTATATTTTAAAGGGGAATCGAACCATTTTTTATTATATGCCTCAAATCAAAGTATATAAATGGATTGTTTGTACATTCAATATCTGAAACATTTATACAAAATGGAAGCGTAAGTTCGGTTAATTCATTGTATGAACATTTTAGTTTTTGTAGCTTGGGTAGTTTAAGTCTATCAATACTTTTAATATAATTGTTATTACAATTGAGAATACGTAGTTCGGGTAATTGAAGTTTTTCAATATGTTCGATGTGATTATAATTACACATTAATACGTTTAAGCGAGGTAAAGTTAGACCTTCTATTTTTGTTATTTGATTTTGATAACAACGTAATGAACGAAGCATAGGTAGGTCAAGTTGTTCTATATCGGTAACGTAATTATCACAGAAACATAGTTTACATAGATTTGGTAATTGCATATCATTAACATGTGTAATATGATTACTACAGCAGCAAAGTGTTTGTAAACTGGGTAAATTAATATATTCAATATTTGTAATGTTATTATTGGAGCACATTAAGACCCGCAGCTTTGGCAATTGAAGGTCTTCGATATTGTCTATATTACAAAACGCACAATGTATTATTCTTAGATTGGATAACTTGTTTATATCACTAATATTCAACTTATATTCGTGGTTCCAATGCGACACATATAATTCAGTTACTTGCGTATTTGGCTCTGCTCCATTATTGAGCCAGTTTATGTAATCAACCCTTTTCCACTCCATTTTATTATTTAGTTATTATTTATATTATCATAATCCTAAATCAATTTTATTTCATGATTCTTCTTATGAAAATGCTGCTTTTATGAACTTACTATAATTTCTCGTCTTATAAGTTTGGGTACATACGGGTTTATTAAACATGAACTTTAAATAACTGAATTTACGACCGAATTCTATTTTTTTGGCACCCATATAAAGTAAAAATCCAAGTACTAATATAAATCCAAGTACTATTGACAATAAACGCATAACATAATCAATTTGTTCAAGCTCCTCTTGCGATGTTTCCGTTTGGGTATTGGAAGTAATATGTATTCGCTGTAGTCGAAGTAAATAACATAGTGCTAATATCCCAGTTGCTGCTATAAAAAAATAAAAATCACATTTACTTAGTATGATAAAGACAAAATACATAATACTGGTCGTGATTGACATGTTTAAAAATGTTATACTATTATTGTCTGTATCAATTTTATCGAGTACAACAAAAAACAACAAGGTTAGCCAGGCGACAATATGCTTCAAATAAATATTTGAATTTAATAACGTTCTAACGGAACATGGAAATAATTCACCTGTATAATTTGCTGAAATGTTCATAAGCAGTAAAAAAATAACATAAATAGGGAATAATTTCATATCAAATAACTAATAATATATTATATTATACTGAAATATATTATCTATAAAATTGTGTCACCATTTTCTCATGATACATTATACCCACGTATTAAATGTTAGTTCATTTTCTGATGTGGTCATAATTGGACGCTCAAGCGGCATAACGACTTCATCAACTGTATTCAAATAATGCATTCTCCCACGTGCTTCGCTATATATTTGTTCAATACAATAAGACATGACCATATTGTTCATACGTTTAATTTGTTCGGCAAAGTTTCCCAATTCGGGATTAGCATGTTGTATAAAAATACTACGCATAACAACATTTAATGTATCTAAATCTTGAGGAGCAATAATCAAGTTATCTACAGATAAATCATATACTCCTTTACGAATACCATTTTGTAGAATAGTCGCATTTTGGTTAGAAAAAAATGCGTTTGATAGAGGATTTTTATCCCATAATCCTCCAACTGGTTTTCTTAGTGACGTACTTTGATCTACTGGATTTCGTGCATAAATATTACTAAATAAATTAGTGATATCAGGACCCTGAACAACGGGACGTCCGTCTGATGTTTTAAAATATCTCGCCATTATTATTAGTCTTAATTAGTATGACTATATATAATAATAAAGGAATATCCACCTATTTAAAACCTCAATCCAATTTTACAAAATTATATTTTTTTATACATACAAATAAAAATGATATAAATTATAATAAGTATATAATATATTATAATCAGTTATCTAACCATGCCTATGCAATTCTGTACTAAATGCGATAATATGTACTACACGAAATTAATGACACAAGATGAAGATGAAGATGGGTCGGGTGAAGTTATTACAGATTTCTTAACTTACTACTGTCAAAAATGTGGACACGAAGAACCTATTACGGATAAGGTTACGAGTATTTTAGTTACAAACGCAAATAAAACCGAGCAATCATACACTCGGTATATTAATAAGTACACAAAGCTTGACCCAACTCTTCCTCGTACCAATCGTCTTCAATGTCCCAACCCGACATGTATTACTCATTCACGTCATGAGGATGACATGAATAATTCATCGGACAAAAAAGTAGACCCTCCTCAATCTGAGGCTATTTATATTCGATACGATGATGTTAATATGAAATATGTGTATTTATGCGTTCATTGTGACCAAGTCTGGAATAATGAAAATAAGATATAATTGATTAGAAACGTTTTATTAGAGGTTCTTGTGTGAATGTTGTACTTTGTTCAGGTGTAACACTTTGAAATGGTTTTGAGTTCGGATTACGAATAGCGGGTGTTTGACCAGGCATATTTTTATTAATTAATTGCTTTACTTGAAGTTCCATATTGTTAATTTGATTCATGGTTGTATCAAATATTTTTTGTTCAAGTATACTTTCAAATAATTTTAAACTGTTCGTATAATCGCGTTCGCATCCAAGGTATAACTCCATAATCAGTTTACGAGTTTTAATAACAGCGTCTTCTAAAACAGTTTCTGTTAATAATGGATTAATTCTAATTTTGTTTGTGTTTTTGTCGGTCCCAATTTCAGTTTCGTTTGTTGCTGGTACAAAAATAAACAAAATATCTATAATTTTCAAAAGCTCAAGCTGTTTAGCTGTGGCAGTTTTAATCATATCACGAATACTTGCTGAATATTTGAGTATATTACTGGTTGATGCTGATAAATGTCTATTTCCACATACAGCACTTTTATTGAATGATTTGAGTTTTATATCACTAAATGATTCAATCGTAGGAGGAACATCTTTTTCTCCTGTGAATTCTGTATAAAACATTTTTAGGTCGTTCTTAAAAGCTTCTTTGGAAAGTGATGACATTTTTGAGAATTCACCAGTTTCGTAGTCGTATTCGTCAAAGTATAGTTGCTTTAGTTCATGTATACCTGGTTCATCATTCAATGAATTTTTATTGTTTACTTCACAAAACGTAGGAGGCCGGAATTCAAAACCACCAATATGAGATTCTTCTTGTTTCTCCTCTTGTTTCTCCTCTTGTTTCTCCTCTTGTTTCTCCTCTTGTTTCTCCTCTTGTTTCTCCTCTTGTTTCTCTTCTTGTTTCTCCTCTTGTTTCTCCTCTTGTTTCTCTTCTTGTTTCTCCTCTTGTTTCTCTTCTTGTTTCTCCTCTTGTTTCTCTTCTTGTTTCTCTTCTTGTTTCTCTTCTTGTTTCTCTTCTTGTTTCTCCTCTTGATGCTTAAAAGTGTTTATAGGGGGTTTGGGAGAGACTTTCTCATGATTAAGATACGCCTCACGTTGTTTTAATTTAGAAATACGCGAGTCGCATATGTTGGTATTTCCAATTTCTCGCCCAAGTGTATCGTCTGCCTGAGTACGTCTAATAATCTGACCAGATGAATTTTTGTACATATAAACAGGATTGATGGTTGTTAGTATAGCCGCAAAAACATGAGCAATTTTAACATAGAACTTGGCTATCTGATTACACTGGTTCTGAGAAAGTAATTGAGAAACTGTTTTCTTTTCACGTTGTGTTAAATGTAATTGTTCAGGTGTTGTGGGTTTTGGAGACCATCCTTTTTGAATACGTTGTTGTAAGTAAAAAAGTTCGTCTTTAGTTGAACTTTTACTAATAATAGTGGATGTTAAATTAGAAAGTTTGTCACAATATTCTTTTTCTGATAGTCTTGACAAATTTTCATAATCAGTCGAGAGAATGTAGTAAGCAGCAATATAATCAATTGCTGTATAAAAATCATAAATATTTAACTCAGGGTGCGAAGATGAATTACCCATGTTTATAATATATATTATGATAAATGTATATTATAGTAAAACAACTATATTCAAAAAAATAATCGCATATCTATGAACCCCAGTACACATTAGGTGGTGTCGATGAGAATGGTTCATACCATAACACACCATCGCACTCAGAACTTGTATCTATTTCATTATGTTTTATTCCTGGAGAAATACCTGTTATCTGTCCCAATATTTTACTTGCCCTTTCATTTACTAAATCTTTAAACCTTGTTATTTCTATATCACTTTTACATATTGGTCCTAAAGTTAGACCACATTTTGCGCATCTAGCATCTGGCATTGTATATTATGTATTTATGTATTTATTTATTTATTTATGTTTGAACTTGTTTAAGTTCGGATATATCATTTACCGTCATTAATTCATGATTATATAAATTATTTATAGAACTACACCCGTTTATTATTAATATATATCCTTTACTATGACTGCACCAACTTCCATGACACCATAATTTATCCATTACAGGTTTACCGTAAATATTTGGTTTACATACTATTTTTCCTGGTTCATTATGTAACGACTTCCCAATCCAGACTGCATCTTCATTTTCATCTTCACCATTATAAACTGAATTATCTGGTATTTCGAATCCGTTGCTTATTTCTATCCATTCATAATTTAAATTTGTTATAAATACCTGTCCTGTTTGTCTTGACAATGTTGTCCCTATTCCTTGAACTAAAAAATTCCAAATATTTTTTGTATTTATTTTACAATTGATTTTTCCTGGACTTTTATCTATTCTTCCTATATACACTTTTCCATCGTTTTTTGTATGACCTGCTTCTACTGCTAATTTTGGAACTACATCGTCTCTTTTCATACGCACCCAGCCTATTATTTCGTCATTTATTACGTCGAAACTTCCATCTGGTCTCATTACTATTCTTGGTTTGTCATTTGTAGCCTTTTTTTCTTCCTTTTTTTCTTCCTTTTTTTCTTCGTTTTCTTCTTTATTTTCTTCTTCTGCTATGTCTTTTAATACATCATGAAATTCCATTGTAAATACTACTCTTTTGTTTATGTAATCACTTGATTTTGAAGTACCAAATAACCCAAAAGGCATATTTATACATGAAAAATGTGATTTTATTGAACATTCTATATTTTCTATATTTGTATTTTCTATATTTTGAACTTGTTCAAATGTAGATAATGTGTTTTTTGTTCTATTTTTTATTAAACTTAATATACAAGATGTATTATACATATCTTTTTTTAAATTTTCCGGCATTAAATTTGTTATAAATTGCGTTTCTTCGTATTCGCCTGTACAATTATTAAAATCCCTCATATGTAATGTTGAAGATATATCATTATTATCAAAAGTTAAAGAAATCTCATTATTTATAGTTGTTTTATTCTCTCGATTCATTGTATTTTCTCCGTCTATTAAATGTGTATTTACACCTACACTTATTTCTGACATTTTATGTAAATTGTTATGGTATTTTAATGTTATCTTTTTTAAGTTAAATAATGTAAACACATTTGAATATATTTTAAAGTAAAAGTCTGTGTATTTTTCGAAATAATCGTTATTTGATACAAAATAAAAATCATTTATTTTTCTATACAAAACATCCCGTTTTGGTTTATTTTTATGATTTTCGTCATCAAAATATATTTTATTATTATTCATAAAAGTTTCATAATTTTCATATTTTATTATATTAAATCTTTCTGTTTCTTGTAAATGTTTTATACACGCATCAAAATCAAAACTTTTCGTTTTCCATAAAAATCTTGATTTTATTGAACTAATTTTTTTATCACTTTTTTCCGATAAAAATAATAAAGAATCATAAGGGTTATCGTTCTCTAATATATTTTTATTTATTAATTGTTTATCATATAAACCTTTCAGTTTACGTATATGATTATCAGGTATTTGTGCGTTTTTTAATTTATTTTCAAACATACTCACTGATGGTATGTTATCATTATCTAAATTTACTTTATAGTTTTTCATTAATTTCATTTTCTTTTCTTCTGATATATGTAAATTATGTAATTCATCATCTAATAAATATAATAACTTATTTATCTCTTTTTGCGTTCTTATAATATTTTTATCATCCTCATTATTTTTTGATTTCTCGTCAATTTGTATCTCTTTTTTTTTAAATATATTCAGTATACTTTTCATTATAAATTATATAATATACAATGTGTAATTTATATAATTTATATTTATAGAAATATTTGTAATTAACCGTAACCCATAAATAATCAGTAAATATAAATAATATGAAATATCACGAAACTACCATGGAAGAATATTTACTTGAATCTGAAAGAGTTAATTTACATCCAAAGCTTGAAGCTGTGTACGATAATTTACCTGATAATATAAGTAATCTTGGTAATATTATTTTTTATGGGCCTTCAGGAACGGGGAAATATACACAAGCACTACGAGTTATTAAAAAATACAGTAAAACGTCCCTTAAATATGAAAAGAAAATGAGTATTACATCTAATAAAATTACCTCATTATTTAAACTAAGCGATATTCATTTTGAAGTTGATATGGACATACTTGGATGTACAGCAAAGGCATTTTGGTTTGATATTTTTAGTCATATTTCTGATATTTTATCAACTCGACCACGCACATCGGCTCGAGGAATTATACTTTGTAAAAATTTCCACAATATCCATTCCGATTTACTCGAGAATTTTTACAGTTATATGCAAAAATCAGTTACATGTCCATATAAAGTAATTTTTGTTCTTTTAACTGAACAGTTAAGTTTCATTCCTGATAATATATTGAATTGTTGTCATATTATTCGTACAGCCCGTCCAACCAAAACGGCATATACTCAATGCGTTCAAACACCTAAATTATCTATTAAAAAAAAGTATCTTTCTCAAATTGTACCGTCAAACGTTATGAACATAAAAGAATTAAAAGATATTTTATATGAAAACAGTGTTTCTAACTCAGAACTAAATACTATTAATATATCTGAATATCATGAAAAAATATGCGATAAAATATTGAACTCAATGATTCACGTTGATAAATTATCGTTTTTAACTTTTAGAAATGATATATACGACATATTTATATATAATCTAAACATAGCCCAATGTGTATGGTACATACATAAAAAATTAATATCTCTTGATTATTTTACCCCTGATGACATGAAACACGTGCTATTTCATACATATGAATTTTTTAAATACTACAACAATAAATATCGACCGATTTATCATGTTGAAAAATTATTATTTTATATTATTTCTATTATGCATAAATAATGGAAGTTATTTAAGTGGATGTTGAAGAAGGGCGTTCCTTTTTTAGAATTACACTTGGAAGAATATCATATTTATATGTCTCTATTTTTTTAAAACATTTACCGATAGTTACTTCACTTATATTAGTAACATCGAAAATTTCACGTTTACTTATGTTTAAGTTACATACATTTGATACGAAATAAATAATACCTGCTACCACTGAATACGGTACATTTTCTGGCATTAAGTTCAATTTATCAATCTTAATAGATACAAACTCGCATAATTTTGTCATATTTGAATTCATGCCTAATTTGCTACAAAAACGCGCCATAAACGCAATAGGCTTTGTATCATTAAATGAAATTTTTTCTTCGTTTGGTAAATCACGGTCGATGTCGTTTATTATTTTAATAGCATCCTTACATCCTTTTGTAACACTGCTTTTATCAAAGTTAAATACTTCGGCTATTTCAGTTGATGTTCGAGGATAATTATTAATGATACACGAAATATAGATAGACGCACCAAGTACGCCATCGCGATTAGTACCACGAAATGATGTTTCATGTTCTGATATTTTTTTATGGATATACATAGCGTCATTGATAATTATTTTGGGTATATTTGATATTTTGGACATACATTCGATGTGGCGAAAATCATCATTGAGTATTTTTTCATTATGAGGCATGGATTGCCAACCCGCATATTTTTTTATTTTTTTCATTTCATACGACATGTGAGACGTGTTAAGAACAGTACATCCCATAGATGATTCTTTCAAAAGGGTATTCGTTGGCATACCACATCTGGTTGGGTCAGATGTTTGAGAGTCATCTGCCCCGAAATAACGCCATTCTTGTCCATGGTCAATAATTTTACTACAAAGTAAGGCACAATTTGGGTTAGAACATCCTCGTACTCCTTCAGATTCATAAACATACAGGATTGAATTACACTTCATGCATACATTCGTATCGTCACTTAACGGTAGAACTTTACATTGGATTTCCGCGTCGCTCATTTTGGAGAAATCTAATTCAGGTTGATTGTAATTATTTGTAATTTCTTCATCAAACCCTTTCCACGACCGCGTTTTGCGATTATGTTCTGCCTTTTTTGCCTTTATTATATTTCGTCTTGTTCTTTTAAGAGACTTTAATGTGGATTGTGGCTTAGCTGATAATAATAAGTCAGGTACTGTTTTCTCTGGAACTGAATTCAACTGTAATTCCAATGGATTGACACATTTTAATGCCATTTGCGGCGTTGATATTAATTTAATTGGTTCTTCGTTCATATAAAATACGGTATTAAATATGAATATTATATGTTAGATTTATATCATTTTTATTTTATTATATTTATTATAAACTTATTAAACGTACTTATTTGGGAAATCTTAACTTAATTCCATTTTGATTTTTTTACATTAATTTTTGGACCACGTTTTTTCGTTGTTGATTTAGATGGGTCATATTCTGGGTCAGCCTGGGAAGCAAAGTCGTAGTTTTTGGACAAATCCCAAAATTCTTTTGAACCCAATTTAAAATCAGGATGAGGACTTGCTTTGTACCAAAAAACTTGGTCAACCAGTTTATTTGATTTCGAATTGTTGTGAATAACCAAACATTCGTAGTTTTCAGTACATTGGTCCATTATTTGGGCAAACGCATCAAAGGTGGGAAACATTCCTGCGTAACTTTCATATATACGCTTACGATTGGCTATATAATTATCCCTCAAAATAAAAACATAATCGATATTGGTTCGAAGATTAGGGGGGATTCCAAGAGGATATTGCATCGTAATAATAAGCATGATTTTCCAATGACGACCATTCATAAATAAAAGTCTCATCATTGTATCCCTGGTCCATTTTGAATCGTATAAACAATCATCCAGAATAGCAAATGTGCGTGGGTCTATTTTTGAACGAGAAGCAACTTGCCGTGTTCCACTTGACTCTTGTGCTATTTTTTTAAGAACTTTTTTCTGTCGAAGTAAAATGTTTTCGATAATAGTCGTTTTATATTCTCCATGAATAAACACGCCTGGAACCATACTTGAATAAAATCCATTTCCTTCTTCTGTTCCGGCTATAACAGTTCCAACTGGAATTTGCTGATGATAAAATAATAAATCTCTAATTAAAAAACTTTTACCCGTATCTCTTCTTCCAATAAGAACAATAACTGGTCCTTTTGCCTCATTTGCATCGAACGATATGTCTTGCATTCTAAATTTTCGTAAATTAAAATTTTCCGTCATTATGTATTACTAACGTATGTAATAATATATTATATAAAATAATGATAATAAAACATCTATTTTAACGAGTAAGTAATACATAAATAAAAATGAATCATAATTATTCAATTAACTATAATCAATAGAATAAATAACAATATGAACAGCATTGAACTAAAACGTAGTATATTGGATATTATTAATCGCGAACAATATGACGATGATTTGAATATTGTTTCCCTCCGTCATATTGTTTCAATGTATGAACCAAAAGAACAAACACAAGATAATTCTTCACTTAAGACAGGACGACCCAGAGTACCAGTTTTACCATCTGAACAATGTGGGGCAAAAAAGTCATCCGGACTTCAATGCACACGACGACGAAAAAACGCGGAAAAATACTGCGGTACTCATATGAAGGGTTGTCCACATGGTGATATTTCAAATAATGTCAACGAAACAGCCAAAACGCGTTATACAGTGAATGTATGGATGCAGGTAATAGATGAAATACCATTTTATATTGATGACGACCGCAATGTGTATCAAGCAGATGATATTATTAGCAACAAGGTAAATCCTCGGGTTATCGCAAAATATGAAATCAATGAACAAGGCGAATATGTGATTCCGAGTTTCTATTAATAAACTTTATTATATTAATCTGTAGTGTATTTAGTGTATATTAATATCATATAGATATTTATTTTTTTATAATGTCATAATATATACAACTTACAATGAAATATACCCACAAGAAAAAACACGATGGTTATCTTAAAAAGAAGTCTTCAAAGAAGACGACGAATCAAGGCTTTCATAATGGCGGTATGTGGGGACATGTTATTAAGCAAGCAATTGCCCCTCTTAGTATTTTGGCCATGCAACAAAAGTACAAGCCACGAAAAAATCGCACTGGTAAATTTAGAAAAAGTTCATCTAAGCGACGTACTTCCCGCAAAAGATAAATAAATTAGTAGAAATGTGTAACGGTTGTACGTTGCGATTTTAATAATCACAATCGTCAATTTCATAATAAGTAGTACACTTCATGGTAACTCTACTTGTTATATGATAAAGTAAATTATAAAAGTTAACACAATTATCGTCGTCGTCTTCTGTAAATTCAAATAAACATTTTAGTACATCATCAAGGATAAATTTGTTTTTTATATAATCGCCATCTTCATTTAGTTGATATAGTTTTTTAAATTTGATATAATTAATAACAATCATATGTATATCAAGTAATTTTATTATTCCATGCGATTTTATATTTGTAATTTTTATTATATCAAAGTGTTCCGTATTATTGGGAATTGAATCAAGAAATTTTATAATTTTATCATTAATATATACTCCTCCTTTATTAAAGTTAGTAAAGGGCATTATCAGATATTATTATTTTACTAATGAAATTAATAATTATTAAATTCATTTTTATTGTAATTTAATTGGGATATATCCCTTTATTTTATAGTTATTATATATAAGCAAAACCACAACAATAAAATGGGTCAATTAAGTAAATTAAAACAAACTATGACAAACACAGCCAATACAATCATTCATAGTAAACTTGTCATGAATATCATGATTGTTATATGCCTTTTAAATTTAATCGGATATATAATGATGCGTCGTTATAACGCAATTATTCTTGGATTACTTGCTGGAGGAGTAATTACAAGATTTAGTAAAAATAAAACAGTTATTATGATGGCGACTCTATTTATTGTTAATTTTTTTATCACAGGTTCAATAGTAAAAGAGGGATACCGCAGACGCAGACACAGACGCGGGCGGGCTAATAATAAAAGAGGTAGAAGAGGTAAAAGAGGTAAAAGAGGTGTAAAGGAAAGTTTCACAAATGAAGGAGATGAAGACGAAGATGATTATGAAGAAGATGACTATGAAGATGAAGAGGAAGAGGAGATGAATGACGATGAGGAATATGAAGAAGAAGATGAGGAAGAGTCTGATTTCTCAGAAACAACTGAAATGGATGCTTTTGAAAATGGCACCATATCATCAAAAAAGGTTGATAAGACAATTGATTATGCTGCCACAGTTGAAACAGCATACGATGACTTGAATAATATTTTAGGTGGAGAAGGGATTAAGAATCTCACAAATGATACCCAGAATTTGGTTTCCCAGCAAAAGCAACTTTCTGAAGCTATGCAGGGAATGGAGCCATTGATTAAAAATTTTGGACCTTTAATGAATCAGGCGACTGAAATGATAAAAACAATGGGAAATAGTGGATTGACTAAATTAGTAAAGGGTAATTAAGGAATAAGTGATGATATATACATTTATGATATGTAATACAATTTTCTCTCAATTAAATTAAAGTAAAATATTTAATTGAGTACATGGAAACTTCTACCGAATTAAAATATACTTTTAATACAAGGAGATAATAGAATAAACAAACAAGTGTTATTATGAAATCATCTGAATTTAATGTTGAAATGTTAAATAACTTAATCGACCAAGCATCGTCAAAATATGAATGCAATGACGAATGTATGAGGGATAGAACAGCAAATACACTATTGACAAACTACCACGATGCTGTAGATGCGATTCAAACAGCACCTCAAAGAGCAAACGACGCATTTAAGGAATATGTTATGTTTACACGGGGCGAAACAGCATTTAATAAATTAAATACGCAAAGATTAACAAAGGAAGCACATGAAAAGGGTAACCGACTCAAACAAAAGTTTGAAAAAAAGGCTCATCATGTTTCACAAACATATGATGTATATACAAGTATGTTTAACAATTTTTCCCACGTCCGTGAGCTTTACAAGAAACTTGCGAGACAAAACAAGATTGAGCAGAAATATATTTCATCACAAACTACATCTGCTTTAACAAATGACAGACTCGCATATTATAGCGAGCAAAATATCGAACACTTGGAAACATATTACAATGTTATAAGCTCTGTTTATTGGTTATTAATAGTAATATTTATAGGATTATGTATTAAGAAAATAGCAACACAACCAGTACTGGATAAAGCATTTATTATAAAATATGTGGTTTTAGGAATGGGTGTTATTATGTACCCATGGTTATCAATTTGGATTTATAACCTATTTCGACGTATTTTTATATGGATATATAGTTTTTTTTAAACATAAATAATAATATCATAATATATCATAATAACATATAAATAGTATAACACATTATTTAAATGTCGCGATTTATTAAGTCTAATACAGTATTGTTGTCAGTTATATTGTTTTTAATAACATTTTTTGGAATTCAGTATGCCCAGCCCGCGTGTTTGTATACACCAGATGGAGGAATTCGCTCATTTGGTGTAGGGTTTGCCAATAAAACTATTTTACCAGTTTGGCTACTTTCTATTTTTTTAGGAATATTATCATATATAACTATTAGGTATATGGCTATGAGCCGACGCCCTCTATAAGTATATTATTTATAGTAATAAAGCACTATTTTAATATTAAAAAAATTTTAAAATATAAAAATAAATATATAAACAATGTATTCGTTTATTAATCGTAAAAATCGCGAAGGAGGAAAACGAACGCTGATTATTCCACCTACTACAAGTAGTATTAGAACATTAAATAATAGAATGGGTAATGAAGTAAGAACAACAAATAAGTCTAAACAGAATCTTACAGGTTACAATAATAAATATACTGGTTACATGGATGCGTCACAATTAACCCGCATAAGAGCTTCTTCGAGTGTATCAAAAGTTAACCAATTAAAAATTCAATAATTGTTTTCCTGTTATATTTTTATCATCCAGTAAAAGCCAAATTCCACACATATTAGTTAAAATAACTTTAAGTTTATTATGTTATATGTTACTATACAAAAAAAAACAAAAAAACAAACAAAAAACTAAAAGTGAATTAGTTAGTTACAATACAATACAATACAATATACAACAACATAATACAATCTTAGCACGCAAGTTCATCTAATGTCATCTTACTACGATTTGGGACATAATAGTCTAAGCACTTCAATAGCACAGCCGGTTCACGCTTAAGAATTGGTATATCATTAACATCATTTGTTAGGACATTATACATACCAGGCGTCGTCGTTGACTTAACGGCTACTTGATGACAGCAGTCAGACTTTGACTTCATCCAGTCGGCGTCATCGTCCGTTATATCCTTAGGGTCAATAATACAATATTGCCCATCCAACATGTTATTCAAGTTCAGTGGGTCCCACTTTAAGTCTGTATCAGCATGATTGCTGGGACTGGACATGGGTGTATACCCGGGATACCAGTTGATATCATACTTACCGTTATACTTACCGTTATTATCTTCTAATACTCCTGCTTCTTCCGGCGTCCAAAGGTTGATGCGGTCTTGATGCTCAGATTCTGTTTCCATTTCATCCATTTCATTCTGCTGTTCAATGAATTCACAATACTCCTCGGCGGTTTCTTGGGTGAGAGTATCAACCAAATATCCATTGAGAACTGTTTCGTCCCAAAATTCCTCAAAGTCAGCGTCCACTTCGGGTGTATGGAAGTGCTGGACCTTGAGTGAAGATAGAAAGAATCTTTCGGGTGATGTGTTTTCATATACAATTCCAATACCTTGAGGCAGTACCACATGAATGCTTCTGTTGGATACTTCTTCCTGAAATAAAGCTACTTCAGGTGTATCGTACCAAACATGGTAATGGATAAACGCTTGAAAGTACGGCTCTCCTTTAGGAGTCCATGTCACTACCAAATCTGTACGATTAATGACTCCATACAAGGATAATGCGGAGTCATTCAGCACAGCTGGATTAAAGTAAATGGAAACCCTTGGAAGACGCAAACTGAATGACTGACGAACGCGAGGGATTTGAGTGCTGGTTCCGATGGACATTTTGAGTTGTTTTGAGTTTGTTTCAATTACTAATTTAATTGATAAATATGATATCGTTTTGTAATTATAAACGAAATCATTTTTTTAAGAATGCTGCCCCTTACTGTATGAATATTTAAAGTGCTCAAAATTATGAAATTTTGTCCTTAACAACCTTACTTTTTTTAGTATATATACCTTTTGTTTTTAGTGAAGAATCACGAAGATTTATTGTCTTTACTCGATCATATTCATAGTCTTCTTCATTATCCTTAAGACTTTGAGATGTATTTGTACGTATAATAAAAACAAAAAACAAAAAAGAGATGACTTAGTTAATAACAGTAAACCAGGGGAAATCCAATTAAAAATTACTTAAGTCCTCTTTTTCGGGTATAATGTAAAAACACAAGAATAAGGGCACATGAAATATATCCCATGGCAGAAAACTCAAATGCCATAATAACACTTTCAATTTCTAATAAAACATCTGTACTTCTATGCGTACTAAATAATAAAATAACAAGAGGAATTATGGTACCCAGCATTAGGGTCGATGCTAAATAAGGCATTACATGCTCGAGAATGCGAATAGTATTTTGCCCAGAAAGCATGAGTGATATACCAAATGTTATGGCTGGGATAAGAGTCATTAGAATTTCTTCCTTTTTCATTTCATCCTCTAACAATTTGACCCGTTCATCTTCAGTCTTAATTGTAGTATACATTATTAAATTTAGTTGGTCACGAAATCCTATTATAATAAGAGGAATAATGGTAGTGAATAAAATTGATCTTGGTCTATAATTAGTAAGTGTTACATACTGATGGAAATAAATACTAAATAAAATTAAAATAATATATTTTCCATACATTATGGACCAAAACATAAGTGGGTTTTTAATTTGTGACTTAATGGGCATATTTGAGGAATTGGGAGTGTTAGATGTGTTGGAATTATTTTTATCAGTTTCCGATAAAAACATCATTATAGTATATTATAATATAATATACTATATAAATATCATACTATATTATAGTGTATCATGAGTGACAATATTCCAGAAGAACAAAAACAAGATGATACTCCTTATATGTATCCCGTTTTGTCCGACCCTAACTTTATTGAAAAAATCTCAAATAAGGTTGAGTTTTCATCTACGCCGTACAATGGGCACATTGACCAAACAATGAGTGTGGAAGAATACGCAAATAAACTTTCTTCCGCCGAATATGAATTGCAACCTCATCAGTTATTTATTAAAAATTTTCTCTCGATTCAAACTTCTTATAACAGTTTATTATTATTCCATGGACTTGGTTCAGGAAAAACATGTTCCGCAATTGGTGTATGCGAAGAAATGCGACAATATTTAAAACATATGGAAGCAGGAAATGGTCCTCGTACCACAATGGGGAATAAAATTATTATTATTGCTTCTGAAAATGTTCGTAATAACTTTAAAACTCAATTATTTGATAAAACAAAATTAGTTGAACAAGATGGACTTTGGAGCATGAATTCATGTACTGGAAATGCTCTTCTTAAAGAAATAAACCCTATTGGATTGAAGAATATTCCGAAAGATACAATTATATCACAGGTAAGCGCAATTATTAAGACGTATTATACATTTTATGGATACGAAGAATTCGCTAATATTATTTCGCGACTTCGTTCAAATACTACTACCAAGAATGCGTTGGAGAGAACCTTTGAGAATTCACTGATTGTAGTGGATGAAGTTCATAATATCCGAATGACTGAAGATGGAAAAATGAAAAAAACAGGAGCACAATTTGAGTATATGGTTCGTCATGTTCCTCGTCTTAGGTTGCTTTTATTATCAGCTACACCAATGTTTAATAGTTACAAAGAAATTATATGGTTAATCAATCTTATGAACATAGCTGATGGACGTTCAACTATTTCAGTTTCAGATATCTTTACATCTAATGGAAACTTTACTGAAACAGGTAAAGAATTATTTATTCAAAAAATAACTGGATATATTTCAGCTGTAAAAGGAGAGAATCCATTTACGTTTCCTTACCGAATATACCCGTCCATTTTTTCACGTTCTAATAGTACAAGAAATGAACGTTTTGTATTTCCAAAAATTCAAATGGACGATATTGTTCTGCCCCAGTCAGAAAAAATAAATTACTTGGACTTGTATGTTTCATCTCTTCCTGATTGTAATAACTGTGGCGGATGTCAACGATGTATGTATTCTTTTATTATTCGTTCATTTAAGAGGGATTTTAAAGCGTCTAAAGTATCTGATGAAAATACATCATCCGATGTAGCAACTCCAACATTGCCCCCACTTAATTATAGTATGCTTCAAATACCAATTATGTCTTTAATTATTTCGTATCCTATACCAAATGTTAATTTGGACCAATTAATACGTGAAAATAGAGAAGAGAACTTGTTTATAGATAATGTAGAACCAGAGCAAGAAAAAATACAAGAACAAAAAGACTTTGTGGGTGATAGTATTGACCAAGATAAATTGGACTCTGAATCTGAATCTGATATAGAATTAGACTTTGATATTTTATCCGACCAAGATGATGATATTATTAATAGCATGAGTGAAGACCATGACAATTATATAATTGAAATTCAAGAATTAGACCAAACACAACGACAGAAATTAAGTCGTGAAACAACGGGTGGAATGGATATGGAAAGAGATAATAATGACGACGTCATAAGTGAGTATGACACTGATACTGATATAAGTTTAAGTGACTATGAAACTGATAACAACAGTGATTCAGAATTAGATTTAACGGATGACGATGACGATGACGATATAATTACTGAAAATATACCAGAACGAAGTTCTTTAACTGGGGCACGTGGTTTACTACGAGTTTTGGATGTATCCGAAAAAGGTAAATATTCTTATAATGAAGAATACGCAAAATCATTTCCTCGATTTTTTAGTACAAATATGATTGGAAAATACAGCTGGAAAATAAAAAACGTTATTGATAACTTATCAGATGGTATATCATTGATTTATTCACAGTACATTGAAGGTGGTCTTATTCCTATGGCACTTGCATTAGAAGAAATGGGGTTCTCTCGTTACAACTCAACTTCTTTGTTTGAAACGCCTCCGTCCCCCCTAATTGATTATAAACTCAAACCATTATCATCCAATACTAAAAATAGTAAAGCATCATACATTATTATTAGTGGTAATTCGGTTCTATCTCCAAAAAATGATGCTAATATAAAAGCAGCTGTTGCTAAGGAAAACGCGAATGGTGAAAATATAAAAGTCATTCTTATTTCCACTGCTGGGTCAGAAGGTATTGATTTGAAATATATTCGACAAGTTCATATTTTAGACCCATGGTACAACATGAGTCGTATTGAACAGGTTATCGGACGAGCCGTTCGAAATATGAGTCATAAAGCCTTACCATTTGTTTCTCGGAATGTTCAGATATTTATGTATTCAACAATGTTTGAAAATGAAGAAATTGAACTTGCAGATATGCATATTTATCGTACGGCGGAGAAAAAGGCCATTCAAATAGGAAAAATAACGAGAATTCTTAAAGAAACAGCAGTAGACTGTATTATTAATCAAGGTCAATTAAATTTTACACAAGAAACAATGAGAGAAATGAACACTGGAAGTGTTCGTCAAATACTTTCAAACGGACAAGAACTTTCAGAGTTTAAAATCGGAGATGCTCCAAACTCCGCATCATGTGATTATATGGACACGTGTAAATATAATGCTGTAAAATCAGATGGAAGTGTAGTACAAATAGATAATAGTAATAAAGATATCACAACTAATTCAACGTCGTTTGTATTTAATAACGCAGATACAATTATACGACGTATTAAACAATTATTTACTCTTGAATTTTTCTACCATAGGGATATGATTATTCAATTAGTCCAAGTTACAACAAAGTATCCAAACGCACGTATATATGCGGCACTAACCATTATGATTGAAAATCCAAATGAAGTACTAATAGATAAATATGGACGACCTGGTTCTCTTATTAACGTTGATGAATACTATTTATTTCAACCATCCACTATGTCTGATACATCTTTGTCAGTATTTGATAGAAGTATTCCAGCAACACATGATAGAATAGCAGTCGAGTTTAATATGGAAAATGAAACTTTAATTGAACCCGAATATGATAACAATATAGTTCCGACAGAAACAGACGTAAATAAAACAACTAACATTACTGTAAATGATAATGTAGATGAGTCTAGAAATTCCATGATTGAAACAATCGGACCAACCCGTTCAGTGTCTGCTATTATAAAAGACATGAAAATAAAGTATGAAACCGCCTTTTTATACATGAAAGACCCACAGCATTCTCCTGTAAATGGTAATAAACTTGATCCGTCCTTGGTATGGTTTAAAAATTTCGGCATTGTTATTCATAAACTCAGTTCGGGTGCACTAGTAATTCCTGGACTGGAATATGAAACAGGTATTCGTCCGTTAGTAGGGCAGTTATTAACAGAACATATGGTTGAATCTATTTTGTTTAATAAAAAATTACAGTTTATCAATTATTTGTATAATCCAAAAAGCGATACAACTGCTCCATGGACTCAGTACGCTCGTAAATACTTTGACAATCGTTCTATTCAGGTATCTCCAAACAAAACATACATGCTTTCATATACACTATTTTTAAAAACAAATACATTTACTCGACGCTTTCTTATGTTTAATCGAGAAAACAGTGAATGGAATGTTGTGTATGATGATGGACCATTATTAGAATATCTGGAAAATAAGCCTGAAATCATGAATTTTTATACATCTGAAGAAACAGAAAAACAATTATTAGATGAAAATCCTAATTTGGGATTTATCGGCTACGAAAAAAACAATGATTATATGATTTTTAAGCGAAGTGTCGTTACAAAGAATAAAACAGCACATAATATTGGAGCAAGATGTGACGAGATGAATAAACAATTGGCCATTAAAAATATTAATGGGTTAAATAGTGAAGGAGGGGATATTATTACCAAAGATATCTTGAAACAACGTGGTATATATAAACCCATGCTTCAATCCGAATTATGCGTATTTTATGAAATTATTATGCGTCTATATCATGCGATAAATTACAAAAACATGGATTGGACAATGACACCCGAAATCGCTATATTGAGAGGGTTTACTTCATCCAAAATAAAGGAGTAATTATTAATAGTTTATAACTTTTAAGTATATAAAAAAATGATGTATTACAAGTATAACACATAATAAATATTATACATATAAATTATATCGAATATGAATACAACTCATACTGAACGTCAATTTAATTCAATTGAAGAAATTGAAGATACTTATAATTTATATATAAAGGATAATGATATTATAGATGACGAAAATGAGAACGAAAACTACGACACAATTGTTGAACAAGTACTTAAAATTTACAATGGAGAATTTTCAGAAGATTATTCTGACATTGACATTGAAAATGTTGATGTGTTAAGATGGTTGGGTGGATATTATGGTAATGTTAAAAAAGATAATGAAAAACGTCATGAAATATGTAACAAACTACTTGCTGTTAATAATATATTTGGACATATATACGTACTTCTTCCAATTGTAACAAATGAATTAAATCCAGAACGATATAATGATGCATTAGAATATGTACAAACCCATAAGTTAGAAGATATAAATCCAGAATATCCAATTGTATGGTTCAATAATTTAGCGTGTATTTACATGAAAACAAATAATAATACACAAGCACTTTGTCAACTTCGTGAAGCATGTCGTCGATTTAGTTTAATTAAACGGAATAAAAGGCGCGAAAATATGTATACAAAATGTTGTGATTCGTTAGTTTCAATCGTACTATCCAAACCAATAAAATATAATATCCCACATGAAGAATTATTAAAATGGAGTCAACATACTTCACCTATTCATAAATGCTATGTGAATATAATAGATGCTATAAAGGATTTCAATGTGGTTGAATCTATTACATGGTTCCATAAATTAATTAAACATACTGAAAAAAAGAGCGATAATATTGCTTCATGCATAATACCAATGTCATTTATAAGATATGGACATGATAGTGGTCTATTAAAAAATTATTGTGAGTTTAACAATATGGATGTGACTGAAACATATAATAAAATTAAATCTATACCAGATTGTAAAAATACAAATATAACCGTATCAGAATCTTTAATGAACATCTTACGAGCACCTCAAACGGAAACTGAAAATAAGGAATAATTATATCATATTGGTATGCGTTAAGTTCTAATCCAAATATTACTTTACAAATGGATACTTAAAAAGTTTTATAAATCTTAAATTATTTTATGTAATATTATTTATAATAAATCATCAAGTTCGTCAAATGAGTATCCCATATTCAACATTTTTTGTATCCGATTTGGGTGCATATATACCTTAACAAATTCTTCAAATAAATTATCTTGCACGAACCTTTGGTGCTTAACTCTTAACTCAAACATTACTTTTTCTTTTGTAAATTTATTATAACTTAACCAAAACCAATCCCAAGGTTTATGATTTTGTTGCACAAAATCCCAAGTAATATTTGTATTATAACTTAATCCATTCCAATTCCAAGGTTTATCAGGGTTTGCTTCCACAATTTCCATAGTAATATTTGTATTATAACTTAATCCATTCCAATTCCAAGGTTTATCAGGGTTTGCTTCCACAATTTCCATAGTAATATTAGGATTTTTACTTAAACTATACCAATCCCAAGGTTTATCAAGATTTTGTTGCACAAAATCCCAAGTAATATTTGTATTTTTACTTAAACTATACCAATCCCAAGGTTTATCAAGATTTTGTTGCACAAAATCCCAAGTAATATTTGTATTTTTACTTAAACTATACCAATCCCAATGTTTATCAGGATTTTGTTGCACAATTTCCATAGTAATATTTGGATTAAAACTTAAACTATACCAATCCCAATGTTTATCAGGGTTAGTTTCCACAATATCCCAAGTAATATTTGGATTAAAACTTAACGCAACCCAATCCCAAGGTTTATGATTTTGTTGCACAAAATCCCAAGTAATATTTGTATTATAACTTAATCCATTCCAATTCCAAGGTTTATCAGGGTTTGCTTCCACAATTTCCATAGTAATATTAGGATTTTTACTTAAACTATACCAATCCCAAGGTTTATCAGGGTTTGCTTCCACAATATCCCAAGTAATATTTGGATTTTGACTTAAAGTATTCCAATCCCAAGGTTTATCAGGGTTTGATTCTACAATTTCCATAGTAATATTTGAATTATAACTTAATCCACACCAATCCCAAGGGTTATCAATATTATTTAAAATAAATTTAAACCAATAATTATTCCAATTAGTTTCCATATTACTTTCAATATTTGCTTTATAGATAATAACAAAAGAAAAAACTATAAATCAATTCATTTTTTAAAAAGTTTTATAAATCTTAAATTATTTGATGTAATATTTATAATACATCATCAAGTTCATCAATAGAATAACCCATGTTTAACAAATTTTGAATCCGATTTGGATGCATATATATATATCTTTACAAGCACCTCAAACTGAAACTGAAAATAAGGAATAATCATATCATACATATTACCACTTCTAATCACGAATAAGCCTCATTAATCTTCCTTTTTACACCTGTTTTTATATTATTTTTTGATGATGGTTGTGAATTTGGTTGTGGCTTTGGTTGTGGAGCTGGTTGTGGATGTGAATGTATAGTTGAATATTTTTTGCTATAAATAGCAAACATATTTAAATAAGAGTTTCTTGTAATTAACTGAGTTTGCATGTATAAGACTTTCGTGTATAATAAATGTTAAATTGTTTTTTAAACGATTAAAAATCAATTTTATTCTTATACTGTTTATTGTTTTGTTTAATAAAAAAATGAATAATATCATATAAATATAAACCGTATTATATACATAATATACGTAATTACTATGTCATCTTATAACACATCCACTATTGTAGACGATGAAGTCATTTCAAAATCAAGAACAAATCTTTTAGATATTATGAAAACAGTTGGATATAACGTATCAGAGTATGAAAGGTTTAGCATAGATGAGATATCAATGATGCGTCAATCAGATTCTTTACATATGGTTCTTGATAAGAATGAACCAAATCCAGAAACCGATAGACGTGATAAAATTTACATATGGTATTATTTAAAATCATCACTTCAAGTTCAGGCTATTAATAAGAAGGTAGAAGAGTTATTTTCAACAGAGGAAGTATTGACGCCAAATGATACATTGTTTATTGTCACTATAAAAGACAATAACAGTGATTCTCATATGTCAGAGTTAAATAATTTATGGTTTAGGCAAAATCGATTTGTTATTTTATATGGAATTCGTCGTTTACAGTTTAACGCGTTAAATCATTCTTTGGTTCCCCCTCATCGCAGATTATCAGTTGATGAGAAAAACGAACTGTTCAAAAAATATCCAGGAACAGAAAATAAACTGAAAACCATTTCCAGATTTGACCCAATTGCCCAATTAATCGGTCTTAGACCGGGTGATGTTTGTGAAATTATTCAAAGTAGCACAATGTCAATTACTTCACTTGAATACAGGGAATGTGATTCAACAATACTTAGTCATAAATGAGTTTAAATACAAAATTAAAACATATAATAATAAATTACTAATATAACTTTAAATACCTTATTATAATGTCCAACATCACCAAAGTTTTTAACGATCAGCTTGAAAAATTTATTGTCGATATTTTAAAAGTATTCCCGAATGACCCCGATATTTTGTACGCATCGAATACCATCGCAACTGTGAGACGAACAAATCCTAAATTACTACGTTCAAGCTGGGCTAAGTATATTGCGAATAAATATCCAAATGAAATTGAGACCGGTAATATTAATTTTTTTATAGATAAGGATTATTCGAATGATATTAAGGATGGTGATATATCAAGTAAAGCCGATAAAATTAATCAAATTATTGAACGTTTAAGAGAACCTGTTAAACAAATGGACCCTTCTAATCAGGAAATGACTATGAAGTACATACAAGTATTGAGTAAATTATCTGTCATGTAAAATATAAAGGAGATTTTCCCCTTATTTATTATACCTTATTATGTTTTTTAATTTAAAGAATTAATTCAATACTTACCTATATATTCCAATAAACTCAAATAGGTAAGTATATCTAATTAGGATGTCAAAATATACTTCAAATAAAGGATTTTCCAAAAAATATAAACCCGTAATCGCGACTGTTGATTCTAAGCACGAAGAAATGTTAGAAGAATTTCACATTAATGAAACAATACGTATCCCAAAATTGAAACAAAAACGTTCTCAACTTAAACGTATTCTTAAACCCAAAGATGGGGTATGCTTACAAAACTTAAATAAACAACAAGAATTAAAAGAGGCAATTCGTAACATTACATCAGCTATAAATGAACTTGAAGAAAAAAAGAGACAATACTTCCTGAACTGTTCTAATATAATATTTGACTATTTTGAGGAAAAAAAGAAAATCGATAACAATGAACCTACGACTAACCCGCTTAACCTTAACGGAAGCAGTAAAAACGATTTAATAAAGAAATTTTTTAAAATTAAGTCAACGTCTGAAAATGATACTGATAACACACAATTGACCCCCCTATCTGAAACAAGTAATTGTACCGATACAAATGATAACCCACTCGATATGTCTGTTCGAACTCACTTAGGAAAACGGTACACAAATATAACACTTGAATATCTAAGTAATTTTGGAGATAAATATATCGACTTGTCACAATATACATATTCAAACACCCATTGCACTGTATGTGGAAATACAACACTTATTCAAATTGAAGATGAAGGAAAACAATTTTGCCCAAATTGTTCAATTACTACTTCGTACATGATTGAAAATGAGAAACCATCATACAAAGACCCACCCAAAGAAGTTGGGGTATATATGTACCAACGAATTAATCACTTTAAAGAAATTATATCACAAGCCCAAGGAAAAGAAACAACTAATATCCCCGTGGCATGTCTTACAGCTATTAAGAAACAAATTAAAAAGGAACGAATTGTTCTTAGTGAAGTCACAAATACAGAAATACGAAATATTCTAAAAAAACTCGATTATACAAGATACAACGACCATATTGCGTTTATTAAGAATAAATTTGGTATTAAACCACCTATTATTCCAGCATCAGTTGAAGAAAAGCTATTTAGTTTATTTACTGAAGTTCAACCATATTATGACAAACATTGTCCCTCTTCTCGAATAAATTTTTTTAGTTATGCTTATACAGCTTATAAATTATGCGAAAAGTTGGGCGAAACACAATACTTGCCGTGTTTCTTTTTGTTAAAAGACGATGATAAAATTATGGAACAAGACTGTATATGGAAAAAAATATGTAATGATTTAGGATGGACATTTAAATATACAATTACAAGTCCTTAATACACGAGAATAATAATCACAATGATATAAAATAAATTATATCATTGATATATCCAATCAACTTCTATACAATGTATAATATTATCACAATTTGTATTAATCCAATCAAATGGATAAGAACATAATTTTACATTAATTCTTTTTAATATTTCAGAACTATGACAACATGACCCTAAAGAACTTGTATAATTTATTTCTAACATATTCAATATAATATATAATAATATTTAGTAAATTATTCTTTAATTTCATGATAATTTCATGATAACAACAACCAGTATTAAAACCAATAGTGTCCAAAAAATATACTGGTATTGTTCATAAATTGTAGTGGTAGTATATTCTTCATTTATATTTTTTAACCCACTGTTTGTTTCTCTCGATTTTTCCAAAACTTGTTTGTGAATTTGTTTATATTCATTCACATATGTATCCATTCTTTCTGCGTTTTTATCCATTTGGGAAGATGTATCCTGCTCATTCTGGCTGAAATTACCTGTTAATTTTATAATTTTATTTGAAATAAGTTTTAAATCACCACTTAATTGTTGAATGCGTTCTTTATGCGGTGTGTTTATGGGTAATGAAATTCCAAAAGAACTACTACTTGATATGTCATCTCCGCGACGATAATTATTATACTGTACCGAATCAACATTTACTATATTATTAGAGACACCAGAAGGTGTAACGGTCGGTTTACGGGTTCGAATATACGAGTTTATAGCTGGGTCGGGTGATAGTTCTGAGTCAAAATCATAAGCATCATGAATAGAACACTGGTTAATAGATTTATTAAATATAGCACCCCTACATGCATCATTTGAAGCACACGCAGATTGACAAAGTTCGGGAGTTGTATCTTGGATAGTTTCAAGCTTGCTTGAACCTTCTGTTGTTGCCGTGATATTATAATTTTCTCTCTTTATAAAGTTATTATCGAGAGAAAGTTTATCATCTGGGAACTCATGAAGTTCTCCACTATGACTAACATACCCCAAGTTATTAATACTTTTTATATTGTCGCTTGAAATTGCTGATGAACCCGCAATTGACGAATCAATGCTATAAATAGCACTAGCCCCAATAGACCCCCCAATTATGCCACCTGATAAGGATTTACAATTACTTTCAATAACTGATGTATATAAAACAACATTCCCATCATTTTGCATAATTAAATAAATGTCTCCATTGGTCGACCCAATAAATTCACCTGGATAGAGAACAGTATCTACCGGCATCCAGTTTGTTCCAGTTTTACCATTTGCTGCTGAATATTTAGGATTAACATCACGTTGTTGCTTAGTTGTTTTTGATTCCCAAATCAACTCCTGTTGATCAAGTGGTCCAGAACCTCGGTATACCTCCATGTTTCCATTATCCGTTAATATAAGAAAAAACGAACTGTTTGTCGGAGCTGGATCTGTGTTTGTATTATCTAATGGAGTTGAGTAAACGGCATTTGACCATCCACCCCCAATGCTAATACCTTTATCGGTTGTTGTACAATTATTCGCTTTTCCGAGACCGGTAACATGATTTAAATCATCCCCTGCCCAACATTCTCCTGTACTATCTGGCTGTCTATTTTGAAGACCAAAAAATAAATAACTGGTTTTACTTACTTCATCACGACATTTATCGTATGTATATCCGGGTCCAATATAATTTTGTAATCGTCTATCTGTATTGTCGTTATAGCACCCAATATAATTTGACGGAAACTGCGAAGTCATGGGTGTACTAAAAATGGATGTATTATCTTTATTTAATACGGAAAACGAACCAGATGTAGTAAGAGTTGCGAAATTATCGTTTCCTGTTGTCTGACTACTCCATAAAGAGACTGTGTTTGTCAGGGTTCCTTTACCATTACTGGTTAATTTATCTAAAGTATTTGCAGCTGAACAATAACCCAGTTCCGTGTTGGGGTTGACATTGCTCAGTCCAAAGAATGATGCTCCACTGGTAATAGCCGCGTCCATACACGCCTTAAATGAAAATTCACCCTTAGGTTCATCGGATGTATCTAAGGATGGCGCATTTCCGATAAAATAAGAAGAACCCACCGAGTTTTGACACGAATGATAAGTTGGAGCAGGTATTTTATTTGGATTCAAAATAGAATTAACCAGTACCATACTTCCCTCGTTTCCAATTGTTTCGTGTTCAGTAACAGGAAGTCCGCTAATTAACGGAGGACTTGTTGGCATAGTTGTTCCGCTTTTTAAGTATTCTGGCCTAAAAGTAATGTCTACTACAGTGGGTGGGGATGAACCGGTAGACGGGTTTAATGCTGACGTAATTGTTTCACGAATTTCGTCTGAACTTATATATCGTGCTACACCTCCAGCAGTTACATAAAATTCCTCACCTGTTGGGAGAGCAATAATAGACGATAAATATGGATTACTTGAATTCGTTCGTTGAACAAATGATTTTTGGGCATCTGCGTTCTTTTTCATTAAATCCGTATATTCTGCCAATATAGATGCGTATTCTTCTTTTAATGATTGAACAATCAAACTGTCATTATTTGTAGCTTTTTTATTTAATGGTTTGTCTTTAGATTGACTCATTTGAGACATTTATATTAATATACTATTTTATATTGGGATAATATATTATTATATAATTAAGTTAATGTCGTATAGTGGAACTTTTCAATATACACAACCAACAGAAGATTATAATTCAGAAGATAATCCATGTGTTAATACAGATGGAAGTTTTACAACTTTATCAAAAACAACAACTGTTGATGGGACAAATACAATAGTATCATGGACTTATGTGTTTAATGATAGTGTAGCATCAACAGTTGATGGATTGTATTTTAATGATACGATTGAAACACGAAAGAATATAATTATAAACGATTTTGGTAATATTCCTTTGTCAAGACAACCAGAACAATTTAGAACTTATTGTGGAACATTTCCTTCTACCAGTACAAATATTCCATCATTATTACCAAATACTGATATGAGTTATATGTTTTATCATGTATATAATTTTAATCAGGATATTGGAAGTTGGGATACATCAACCGTTACAAATATGAGTTATATGTTGTACGGAGCAACTATTTTTAATCAAGATATTGGAAGTTGGGATACATCATCCGTTACAAATATGAGTTATATGTTTTATGACGCAGATGTTTTTAATCAAGATATTGGAAATTGGAATACGTCAAGCGTTACGGATATGAGTTATATGTTTTACGACGCAGATGTTTTTAATCAAGATATTGGAAATTGGGATACGTCATCAGTTACAAATATGAGATTTATGTTTTACGATGCAATTGTTTTTAATCAAGATATTGGAAATTGGGATACGTCATCAGTCACAAATATGGAATATATGTTTTACGGTGCATTTGTTTTTAATCAAGATATTGGGAATTGGAATACATCCGCTGTTAATAATATGAGATTTATGTTTCGTGGAGCACATGTTTTTAATCAAAATATTGGAAATTGGGATACTTCGTTGGTTATTAATATGAATCGTATGTTTGAATCAGCTTACGTCTTTAATCAAGACATTGGAAATTGGGATACATCAGCTGTTACTAATATGAGTTATATGTTTCGCGAAGCAACTCTTTTTAATCAAAATATTGGATATTGGGATACTTCGTTGGTTACTAATATGAGTAGTATGTTTCGTTCAGCACGTAATTTTAATCAAGATATTGGAAGTTGGAATACATCATCAGTTACTAATATGTCTTGGATGTTTATGAAAGCAGTCAGTTTTAATCAAGATATTGGAAGTTGGAATACATCATCTGTTACTAATATGAGTTATATGTTTTACGAAGGAAGTGTATTTAATCAAGATATTGGAAGTTGGGATTTATCAAATGTTATATACTTACAATTTATGTTTTGTAAAGCATTATATTTTAATCAAAATATTGGAAATTGGGATACATCAAGCGTACAAATGTTTGGACATATGATGAGGGACACCTCAAGATTTAATAATGGTAATACTTCTGGTTCAACTCTTAACTCAATTAATTGGGATTTATCAAGTACAACTTCATTTTCTCATTGCTTTATGAGGGTACATCTTAATTGTCCAATTAATTTACAGAACACTGGTAATGTAACGTCTTATAATAATTCGTTTTCACATATGGAAATTTTTAATCAAAATCTTGGCAGTTTAAATTTAGCAAGTGTGAGTTCAAATGGACTTAAAAATGTATTAAACAACTGTCCTTCAATGTCTATTACAAATTATAATAAAACATTAGAAGGATGGGCTTCACAGAATGTAAATTCACTAAGTTTAAATGCGAGTTTATATTATAGTGCGGTTGGACAAACACACAGAAATACACTAAATTCAAATGGATGGAACTTTTCCAATGATACATTTATAGATAGTTCATTATTTCAATATACATTACCAACATCCGATTACGTTGATGATGACGAACCCATTACGAATACAGATGGTAGTTTTACAACCTTACAAAAATCAACGGAAGTAAGTAATTTAAACACGATTGTTTATAGAGATTTTGTGTTCTCTGATAACGAGACAACAAATGACGGGATTAATTTAAGCGCAATTACTATTTCTACAAATATGGAGGTTAATTCTTTTGGCTCAATTGCTCTTTCAAGAGCCGGTTCATCTTTACTAAATTATGTTGGAACAGTTTCTTCTGATTTACCAACGTTATTGTCTGGTTCTTCATTAAATCAAATGTTTGAAGGAGCAATTAATTATAATCAAGACGTATCTTCTTTTGATGTATCTGATGTATCCGATTTTTCCTCAGCGTTCAAAGACGCAATAAGCTTCAATCAAACTTTGGGTAATTGGGATATTAGTAGTGCAACAAATATGAGTAATATGCTTGATAATACAAATCTTTCAAATATAAATTACGCAAGTACAATTAATGGTTGGGCAAATTTAGAAAACACTCCTATGGATATTACTCTTGGGGCTACTGGATTAATTCATGATGATGGACTTACTGCTAAGGGAGATTTAGTTAATACGTATAATTGGACAATAAATGACGCATATCTAAATTCAGGAATAATAGGAGACCCTCATATTCAAACATTAAACGGAGAATATTACTATTTCGATTATTTGGGTGCATTTAGACTTTTAGAAGACACAATAGATGGAGAGAAAATTATTATTAATGCTTTGTCTGATACTGGTCCAACACGTTGGAAAAACAATCAATATATTAGAAAACTATTCATTATGAAAGGAGAAAAATATATGTTGGTTAATTTAGGTTTCAGAGGTGAACCAGTTAAAATTATTGAAGAAAGCGGATTTAAATATAAAGAAGAAAAATTACAATTTCATAAAAACGCAAAACGATATTCACTAACAACCAATTACAAGACTAAAAGTAGAAAGGTACCCGTTTCTGCTACATTACCAGGACTAATAAGAAATCAATTATCATTTACAATAAACGATAAAAACAATAACCCATTTTTGAATGTCGAATTATCAAACGTTAATGAGTTTAACTTACAACCATGTCGTGTTAATATTAATTTAGTTGATAAAAATAACTATCCTAAAAACGCAAAGGGGTGTTTGGTAAGTAGATTTCATGCAAACGCCTCGAAATTAAAAGATATTAAATGTTTAAATTCTATTGATATTGATAGTGTCGATATATTAAATATAGTTGACGTACCAAAATTAGAAGTAAAACCTTATTTGATTAATGCTCAATGGAAATAAGTTATATATACTATACTTTTACAACTATATCATGCGAGGGAGTTTGGTCTAGAGGTATGATTCTCGCTTTGGGTGCGAGAGGTCCCGGGTTCGATTCCCGGAACTCCCCTATACTATAATTTTGTCCTTTTTCCATGAATATGAAAATTTTAATATAAAAAAAATGATGTAATTATATTAAAGATACTACTATAATTACTACTAAGTACTCATAGTTAAAAATTATGTTTCGCGTATACGACTTCAATGTTAAAAATATCCAGGTAGATAGCTCGGATGGTTCAGACTCAGATGCGTCAGGTGATAATTCTGATTCCGAATATGCGATTAAAGGAGTTAAAAACTATTATAACCGAAAATTTGTTATTCAAATTTTTGGAATTAATGAATTAGGTGAAACGTGCTCCATTCAAGCTACTGGATTTAAACCATATTTTTACATAAAGGTAGGTGATAACTGGAAACCCAGTCATAAACGAAAATTTATTGCTCATATTCAGTCAAAAATTGGCGATTACTATGGAAATTGTATTTGTGGAGCCACATTATTAAAACGCCGAAAATTATACATGTTTGACAACTATAAACAACATAAATTCATAAAAATTGAATTTACCAACACCGTCGCTATGAAAAAAGCGGCTGACTTATGGTTCTCACCTTATTCTAACGATTCATGGGATTCCCCAAACCGTACAGGACATGAATTATTAAAGGACGGATACCCGTTTTCGGGGACAAAGACCATGATTTATGAATCAAATATTCCACCTCTTTTAAAATTCATCCATGCACAAGACATTAATCCATCTGGGTGGATTGAACTTCCATCAGATAAAACAAATAAAGTCGACGATATGCTAAAAACTACTCCTTATAATCACGAGTATACCATTCGTTATTCCGATATTATTTCACATAGAACTCTTGATAAAAAGGTACCTTACAAGATTATGAGTTTTGATATTGAGGCCAGTAGTAGTCATGGTGATTTTCCAGTTCCTCGAAAATCTTACCTGAAACTTGCCACAAATATTATCGATTACTTCACTATGTATTCTGGCGACTGTACACATTTCACGCGTGAACAATACAATAACATATTGGAGCATATTGTAATGACATCATTTGGTGCTTGCTCTCAATTAAATGAGGGGAAAGGAGTTGAACCACTTTCACATATTGATTTGGTATTTCCCAAGCATCGCGTATCAGTACGACATATTCAACATATGATTGGTGAATGGATACATGCTACATACGAACTCATTCAAGATGGAGCACAACAACGAATTAATACATTGACCATCACAAAAATGTTTAATACAATTAATGCCGGGATTTATGCAGGTAAAAATAATAATGAAAATGATGAAAGTGATGAAAGTGATGATGAAAGCGAAGATGAGTTAGATGATTATTCTGACGATCAATTAGAGACTTTGGAAACACAAAAGGAAATACAAAAGGAAAATATGAATAAAATCACACCTTATGATATATTGACGGACCGTTCATTAAAACGCCAAGACAAAATTAATCGATTGGATGAATCACTTATGCGTGCTCTTCCCGAACTCAAGGGTGATATTGTAACAACCATTGGTTCAACGTTTATGCGTTATGGTGAAAAAACTCCATATAAAAATCATAGTGTAGTGCTCGGTTCATGTTCAACTGATACTATGGATGATATTACAGAGATTGAAACCGTTCAAACAGAAAAGGAAGTGTTGCTTGCCTGGCAAAAACTTGTACAACGCGAAGACCCTGATATTATTATTGGATACAATATATTTGGTTTTGATTATAATTTCATGTTTATACGAGCTCAAGAAAATAACTGTGAAGCTGAATTTTTGAAAATGTCGAAAAACACAGAAGAAATCTGTGGTAATTACAATAATAAAACAATGACATATTCCATTAAAGAATCAAGTATAACTGTGGCAAGTGGGCAACATATTACTTATATGATTGAGATGCCTGGACGTCTTCAGATTGATATGCTTGGGGTTTACCGGAAAAATGGTTCAAATTTTGAATCATACAAGCTGGATAATGTGGCTGGGTACCTAATTGGTGATAATCTTAAAGGATATACTATTAATGAAACTGAAAATGATATTACCACCACTATATCAACGAAAAATATGATAGGACTTTGCCCTGGCAATTATGTACGTATTGAAGAAACAGATAATTCAACAGTTCAATACGAGGGAGGAAAAAAATTTCCAGTTTTATCAGTTGATTTTGATACAAAGACATTTATAATTCAAGGAAGAGCAACGCCCAATATGACAAAAAAAGTTCGTTGGTGTATGGCCAAGGATGATGTATCCCCCAAAGATATTTTCAGATTAACAAATGGAGACGAACACGACCGTGCTATTGTTACTAAATACTGTATTCAGGATTGTAATCTTGTTCAATATTTGTGTGCCAAGTCAGATGTCATGACTGGATTTATAGAACAGGCAAATATTTGTAACGTCCCCATCAACTTTATTGTTATGCGTGGACAGGGAATTAAATTAACCAGTTTAATCGTGAAGCGTTGTAATGAACAAGGAGTACTTGTACCTGTTATACCCAAGGGGCAATGTAATGAGGCATATCAAGGTGCTCGAGTTCTTATCCCAAAAACAGGAATATATACCGAAATTCCTGTTGCTTGTAATGATTATGGTTCACTGTATCCATCTATTATGCGTGCTGAAAATTATTCACACGATAGTAAAGTATGGACTAAGGAATATTTACTGGACGGTACGCTTATTTCTGATATTGGAGAAAAAGACGAAAATGGTGAGTACATATACGATAATTTACCTGGACTCGACTATGAAACGGTTCATTATGATACATACCGATGGGTTAAAAATCCGGCTAAGCCTGCGGCCAAAGCAAAAAAAGTACTTAATGGGTACAAATTGTGCCGGTATGTTCAATCCGATGAAAATTACGAAAATAGCGCAATTATTCCCAATATTTTGGCCGATATTCTTGGGGCACGAAAAGCAACTCGTAAATTAATTCCACAACAAACAACTGAATTTATGAAACAAGTTATGAATCAAAGACAGCTTGGATACAAAATTGTTGCGAATTCTTTATACGGAGGATGTGGGGCTAAAACCAGTTCATTTTATGATATTGATATTGCCGCATGTACTACTTCAACTGGTCAGCTATTGCTTGAGTACGCAAAATCAATTATCGAACAATGCTATGGTAATGCTATTGTAGAAATTGATAATTATGGAACGTTTCGTACTCGGGCCGAGTATATTTATGGAGATACGGACAGTGTATTCTTTGCCTTTAATTTTGAAACATTAGATGGAGAACCCGTTGTGGGACAGCAAGCACTTGAAATGACCATTATCCTTTCACCGGAAGCAGGTGAAATTGCTACTATGTTTTTGAAACAACCACATGATTTAGAGTATGAAAAGACTTACTTACCGTACCTGATTATATCGAAAAAGCGTTATGCTGGTCAATTATTTTCAACTGACCCAAAAAAGAGCTACCGCGACGATAAGGGTTTGGTTTTAACTCGCCGAGATAATGCTCCAATTGTGAAAGATATTTATGGTGGTATTATCGATTTAATTATGAGCGACCCTAATCTCCAACATGCGATTGACTTTCTGGATAAGTGTTTGACGGATGTGGCGTCAGGTGCGTGTGATTGGCAAAAATTAATTATTTCCAAATCCATTCGTTCTGGGTATAAAAATCCAGACCAAATTGCTCATAAAGTATTGGCTGACCGCATTGCGGATAGAGACCCCGGTAATACACCTACTTCTGGTGACCGTATTCCGTATATGTACTTTGTTAATTCGAATAAAAAGGCTTTACAGAAGGATAGAATTGAAACTCCCGAATTTATCAGAGAACAAAACCTCAAGATTGATTATGCGTTTTACATTACCAATCAAATTATGAAACCAGTTCAACAATTGTTTGCTCTGGCCCTTGAACAATTATGGAAAATGAAAAACATTTATATGATGAATATTAGAACGTATAGACGGTCTGTGGCCAAGTTTACCAAAGAACTGGATGATCCGAAAAAGCTCGAGGCTAAAATAAACAAATTGAGATTTAAGGAGATTAACAAATTGTTATTTGATAAACACTTGGTTAAGGCAAAAAATGTGGAGAACAATCAAACATCTATTTCGACTTTCTTCGGAGCTGTAAAGAGTACACCAACAGCTGAATCACGAGCTAAGGCACGATACGACAGGGAACAATTAAAAAAGTCAACTCTGGTAAATCGTAAACCAAATCTTAGTTCTGATAAAATAGTAGATGGCATGTGTTATTTTAAAAAATCTTAGTACAAAAATATATAATAATATGTATAATAATGTCCGATAAATCAAGACATAAAAGAATAGATAAACATAAAAATAGTATATTATAATCCTAATTTAACATCAGATAAAACTAATAACACAGGTAAAAAAATAACTAATAACTTAGCTATTATTTCAAAATTAGAAAATGAAATAAGTGTTATTACAATGGAATTAGATAAACTTGTTATTGAAAAACGTAAAACTCAAAATAAATATTACATTATACAAAAAAAACAAAATAACCAGATTATCACAATTGGATAACGATATTTTAAATGTATCAAATAAATTAAACAATAAAACTAACACACTTCTTACATGTACACGACGATTAAATGATATTACATGGAGAAGTGATGTAAAACCCAGTTAATAAAGAGATATATTGTTATTTTTATTTATTTATTTATTTTATAAAGCAATTATATAGTATAGTTTCAATGAACCCTTTAAAGATTGTTTTGATTGTTTTTGCACTTATTGTAGTGTATAACATTGTTCATTATTTGACCGTAAATCCATACGTCCTTACGGGTGTACTGGACGCAAAGACACCCACCACATTTACTGCAGATGATTTAGAGGCAACAGACCCAGGAATGCCCGCCAGTAATTTTTCTTACTCTGTCTGGTTCTACGTGAATGACTGGAACTATCGGTACAATAAACCAAAAATCATTTTTGGACGAATGGGTAGAGCGGGTGATAAAGAGAGTGCGGGAGATATACAGGGAATAAGTGGTCTTGGTCCTTGCCCTGTTGTAATGCTTGCCCCTATTCAAAATAACTTGTCAGTATCCTTAAACTGCTTCCCAGGCATAAACAACATAGAAGAGTATAACGAAAAGAATGGTCCAGTGGATGAAAAGTCAAGCACGGTTCATACATGTACAGTTGGTAATATTTCTATTCAGAGATGGGTATTGTTCACCATGAGCGTGTACAATCGCACACTTGATTTGTACATTGATGGTAAACTCGTTAAAACGTGCTTGCTACCTGGAATTGCCAAGGTTAGCACAACTTCCAAACTCCATTTAACTCCTATGGGTGGTTTTGCTGGGTGGACATCACGTTTCCAATATTACGCGAGTGCTCTTAACCCCCAGGATGTGTGGAATATATACGTAAAGGGATATGACACGTGGTTTGGAAACATATTTGGTTCATATGAAGTACAACTGGCGTTACTTGAAAATGGTGAAACCACGAGGTCTATCACTATCTAATATAATCAATCAATAAGAAGATAAAAAATGAATTATTGTGTAATTAAAATTATTATCCCAAACTAAATTATTTGAAATTAGAATTAGATGGAATATAAAGATAACCATATTATGAAGGTTTGTAAAAATTCTATGATACATAAAAAAAGTATTATAAAATGTATGCGTAATGGGGATTATCAAATGGTAATTCCTAAGCTTAATACAAGTTCATTTATTGTAGTCATAATAAATGAAATAGGTGACTGGAAGTCCTTTCTACACTGCTACATCATTGAACAATCAATACTCATTTTTGCAACTGGGTATACAAAAAAAGAATACAGAAGACAAGGATTATCTACTAAATTAAGGTTGTATGTTATAAATGATTATAAAACTGTTATACAGAAATTCGAGTCACTTACAATGCCAGACAGTCACTCAGATATATTATTAGAAAAAATAGGGTTTAAAAAAGAAAATAATAAAATGGTTAAATACTGTTAATATAAACTATAATTTACTTATTAGTAAGATACGCCCAAATTTTACTACTTGAAACACTATAATCACGGTTCATAAACGCATTCAAATGTTGAGGATAATGGGCAGTTACATAATCTTCCATATTCGTTACTCCCATTGAACTATTACATGGTTGGCATATTGGTAGTAAATTATCAACTACAACTTCTCCCCCATTATATTCGGATACAATGTGTCCAGCAACAAAATCCTTTTGGTATAGTTCTGAACTTCTACAGCATATACATTTTACATTTGCTACATTTTTACCCACATATAAATCCCACGAATCGTTTTTTACCTTTTTGGGTATTTTCTTCTTTTTGGAATACGATGAAGTTGATTTTATAATTTTACCAGTATGTTCTTCCACTATTTTCTTTGCCCATTGAAACCCATATTCTTCACTTGATTGATACGAAAATAACCCTAAGTAAAACCCTTGTTCTTTAGCTATTTTATACATACATTCATTCACTTTGTAATTATTTCGAAACACTTCTGCATCCCATTTACTTAATTTATCATTATAGTTAGTTATTAGTTCTTTTAATTCTTCTATTTCTGTTGTCTTTGCTTGGTCACATATATAAGCCAACGTTTCTTGAAAGAAATTAAAGTATATATGAGGTCTTCTCGCCTTTGATGTTTTCGCCCAAATTTTAGGATACAATAATTGAAAGTGAACAGCAACTGTTTCGGGTATTTTTTTATCTATGTTATCATAAAATGAGAAATCCGGCAATGGTGTATTTTTATTTATCATATCATAATTAAATTTTAATTCGTTATAGGAATCTACGTTTACTATTAATACATATGTTTCAATATTATGTCCGTGGTTGGAATATAGGGTTTCCATGGCAGCAAGTCTATGTTGTCCATCTAACAACCAATATTGTTCTTTATAATAATGAATATTTATTGGATTAGAAGCAGTAAAATTAAAATAATTATTCTTTTTAAAAAAATCGAGTTGTAAATTGACAATATCATAGACCTTGTTATTGTCAATTATTCGTTGAATTTCTGGCTTCAGAATATGTAACGACTTCAAGACAGTTGTGGTCATCTTCTGAATTTTAGTGTTGTTAAGTTGTAACATATATTGCTGTACGACACTGTATTATATATTTTATATAAAAAACATTTATATTGTTTATGTTTATACGTTTAAATACATATCTTCAATAAACTGAATAATGAGTAACCGATTTAATTTAATTATAAAATTCACCCAATCTGGGTTCGTCCTCGTGTCCCATTTCTCGTTTATATCGTGCGTAGTCTTCTATTTTTGACAAAACATATTGTTGTTTTTGATAATTTTTTTCTTCCATTTCTTCTTGAGACGGAACTCCTCTATACGAATATGCCATAAATAATCCGATTACTGTAATAAAAACAGTAAATACAGCTATGTTTACCAACATATTTGTATATTTTTTTCTAAACGAATGAGCTGATTTCAAAGCGTCGTCCAAATAGCTTAGCGAACCAACTTCTATCAATAAAGGCCGTTGGGATGTTTCAGAGTTCATATAATAGTATCAATAATTATTTTATATATTTTAAAATTATAAAGTATTATAACATAAGAACATAAATGAAATTAACAACTCTTCATTATATATGTTTATTTGCCGTAATTTTCGTATTAGGCACAATTCGGGCCATGATTGACCGAGATGAAAAAAGAAGAGAACAATCACTTGAAGATAATATTATTCAGAAATATCTCATGACTGCCAATCAACTTGAGAACAGCCATTTACCCATTTTATGGATACATGTCCCTACTGAAATAAATTCAAGACAGTGGTTGAGCTATAGCGAGAGAAATAGTCATAATTTAAATCAACCATATTTACATACAACACTTAAATCAATTATTGCAAAATGCGAAAAGTCATTTACAATTTGTATAATTAATGACGATTCGTTTGGAAAATTACTTCCCATGTGGACTGTTGATATGTCCCTCGCTCCTAATCCTATGTTGAGTTATTTGCGAGATTTAGCAATGATGAAACTATTATACAAATACGGAGGACTTATTTGCCCAATTTCTTTCTTATGTTTTAAAGATTTGATAGACATGTACGAGGTTGGAACAAATGATGACACAACCATGTTTGCGTGTGAAGTACCCAATAATACAAACATGAATGAATCATTTAAACGAAGTATGAGATTTTGTGGAGCACCCCCTAACCATGAACGTGTTGGAGCATTCATTAATTATATTGAATATGAAATAACTGAAGATACAACATCCGAGACGGAATTTAATGGACGATACGATATGTGGCTAAACCGTGGAAAAAATAAGACGGAAATTGTTGAAATCCCTGGTACTCTTATAGGTACACGAACATTAGACGGTGAAGCGGTTTTGGTTGACCAGTTAATGCGACAACAGTATTTAAATTTAAGTCCAAAAACAATGGGTATCCTAATTCCAGCCGATGAAATATTATCGCGTACTGCGTATTCATGGTTTGCCAGAATGTCGGAAAAAGAGGCACTTACCAGTAATACAATTCTCGGAAACTATTTATTAATAAGTTCAGGCGAATGTTCTGAGATTAATAATGATAGTAATAATGGTAAGACTGATATTGAAATTGTAGCAAACCCAAATTGGATACCTTTTTGGAAAATACCAACCGATGCCCCCGTGTGGGAAGTATCGTAAATAGTAAATTAATACGGTATAATTGTATTTTTTTCCCGTAAGTATATAATAATTAAGTCATATTCAAATTATTTATTATATGGACAAAGAAAGCAGTCAAAAATATATATACGATACAACCGTCGAACTTTTAACAGTTAAACCAGAAGATACCGATTATTTTCCTCCGTCTGAAAAAATAAGCCGAAGTCAGCGGAAATTTTATAAAAAGAGAATTATTCAACTCATTAAAGAATTATTACTCGCCAAACCAGGAGATACTCAACATAATCATGTACCCGAATCTATAAAAGAATTATTGGATACCCTTGTGTTCGAAAGCATTGAGTACTTTGAAATGCTTGATACAACCGATATTATAAATGCGGATAAGTTAGACACAAATGATGTTGTATTTGAGAGCGATGACCCATTATTTGGTGGGTGTAATAATAGTATTGATAATGACGAAGATGTTATTGAAGAATTATGTAAGGATACAATTAATAATAATGATAATAATGTGTCGTCATCACTTGATGATTTCATTATACGTACAACCATTGACGACTTGGGAAACTCTTGTACAAATACATCTCAAAGTCTTAAGGATGATGAAGAAGACTATGAATATGCTCGAATAAAGACAATAAATCTTCGCGATTCTTCACTAAAAACAAAAGGTATATATACTAAAAAAAGTAAGGTTGTTAAGGACAAAATTTCATAATTTTGAGCACTTTAAATATTCATACAGTAAGGGGCAGCATTCTTAAAAAAAATGATTTCGTTTATAATTACAAAACGACATCATATTTATCAATTAAATTAGTAATTGAAACAAACTCATAACAAGTCAAAACAACTCAAAATGTCGATCGGTTCCAACACATCACCCGACAGATTCATTCTATCTTCACTCAAGGTTCAGAATTTCCATACACCCGAAGTGGATGCTGCTGACTTTGAGAGATTTGACACAATCGCCGAGGAGGAAGTAGGTAAGTATAACGGTAAGTATGATATCAATTGCAATCATGCTGATTTGACAGAACAATTGAAGGAGCAAAAGAAGCAAGTTGAACGAATTGAAACCTCAGTGTATCAATTGCTTGGAGGGCTGTTCAACCAAGGATCGCAAATCAATGTTCTAAACGCACATCTAAAATACTTATATCCTTCTTCTCTTAGAGAGTTTGATCTTCAAAAAATCAATGCGGAAGGCATTTGGCCAACTACACGCCAAGGGGACGAATTAGAAGCAAAATTTGCTAAACAACGCAAAAAGTACAAAAAACTAAAGAGACGTCTCAAAGCACTGGAAAAGAAACTAAAGATAAACATGCCTCCTCCTCCTCCTTAGCCTCTTCAGCTCCAGTAGAGTAGGTTCCAATTTGTTGTAAAATGATATTGTTGTATGATATTGTTGTATGTTGTATGTTGTATTGTATTGTAACTAACTAATTCGCTTTTAGTTTTAGTTTTTTGTTTTTGTATAGTAACATATAAATAACATAATAAACTTAAAGTTATTTTAAATAATTAAAATAATATGTGTGGAATTTGGTTTTTACTGGATGATAAAAATATAACAAGAAAACAATTATTGAAATTTTCAAATCAGTACACTACTATAGATGTTAGAGGTCCAGATAAACAAACAATGAGTTTCAACTTCAATTTTTCATACAGATTTGCAAGATTAAGTATCCACGATTTATCTCCTCTTGGTGACCAACCATTTTTTTATTTTCATGAAGGTAAAATTTATATACTCATGATTAACGGTGAAATTTACAATTATAAACAAATTATTAAAGAATATAACTTGGATGATAAAATGAAATCAGGATCTGATTGTGAAGTGATTATACATTTATTCATCATGTTTGGAAATATTGATGATGTTTTAAGAATTATTCGTGGAGAATATGCGTTTTCATTAAATATTCGAGATGTTAATACACAAAACGCAATAACATATGTTTCAAGAGACCCATTTGGCGTCAGACATTTATATTATTCAAAAAGTCCATTCTCCAATTCATATTTATTTGGGTCTCTATTAAAAAGTGTTATTCATGATGATTATCCAAAAGCTTTTAAATTTCCACCAGGAAATGTTTTTACATTTGAAAGTGAATATTGTGGATCTGATAATTATAATAATACTTTGATTGATAAAAAAGCATTTTATGTTATTAAAGTAATTCGTCCATTTCATACTGACATAAGAGTAATTTATCAATTAATTACAGATGCATTAATTAAATCTGTATATGAACGTACTGATTCAGATAGAGATATTGGACTTACATTATCAGGAGGATTTGATTCATCCTTAGTTGGTGGAATTGTTACAAAAATATTAAAATATCCTAATTTACTTACTTATACAACTGGTTGTAAAGGAAGTATTGATATTTATTATGCAAGAAAAGCTGCTAAACATTTTGGAACAAAACATACAGAATTTTTATTGACAAAAGAAGATGGAATTGATTTTGTGAAAAATGAACTTGTTAAAATTACAGAAACATGGGATATAACAACAAATCGCGCATCAATTGGTCAAGCTTATGTTGATAAGAAAATATCTGAAACTACAGACACTAAAGTTATATTAAATGGTGATGGTGCTGATGAATTATTTATGGGATATATGTACAATCATTACAGTCCTTCAGAAGAAGAATCGAATAATGATACCATCAAAAGAATGAATGAAATTAGTCAATATGATGGCAATAGGTCAGATAAATGTACTACTTATTATGGATTAGAAGGAAGGTCTCCGTTTCAAGATGTTGATTTGGCAGACATTGTTATGCAAGTTGACCCTGTTTATAAACGTCCTGGAACTGGTTTAATGGAAAAGCAAATAATTCGTGATGCATTTTATGTTTTATATCCAGATGTGTTACCTAAAGAAATATTATACAGACGCAAAGAAGCATTTAGTAATGGAATAAGTGGAACTGATGATGGAAAGGCAAGTGGTGACAGAGAAGAGTTTTTTCATTTTATTGTTTCCGAAATTGAATCATTGATTAGCAATGAAGAGTTTGAAACTCGTGACACCAGATTTCAAAAAGCAACAACTAAAGAAGGTTATTATTATATGAAAAAATTTGATGAATATTTTAATACTGGGACAACTGAAAATTTTGATATAATTGACGGGTTATGGTTACCCAGTTTTATAGATACAAACGGTGAACCATCAGCGACAGCATTAGATATCGTTATAAATGAAAATATAGAACATGATGATAATGATGAAGATATGTATTAATTATTTGAGAGAAACTCAGTAGCAAATTGTAGTATTGTAAAATGAGAGAAGAATCTATAAACTGTTTGAACAACAAAAAAGTATACAAATTTAAGATTTTTTTGTATATGACGACTTTTTATTTATGAGCGAAGAAGATAAAAATGCAGAAATACGTAAAGATAATAAAATCCTTAACTTTTTTCCATTTAATGATTGCGATAAAAATAAAATATATTACTGGCTTCATCATTAGGGATTTGTAGAAGATAAATATTTGTATACAGAACATTCGTGTGAATGCAAATCTGTACCATTATATTATAGATTTAATGACCTCGAAATTTGTACAAAATGTGCAAAAACAATATTTTTTTTTGATACTTAAAAAATAAAATAATCTGAAAACGATAATATAATCTGACATATTACATTATTACATTTATATATTTAAAAAATAAATTGATTATGTTTTAAACATTAATATAAACATAAATCGCTATTTTTAATAACAAGTTATAATGGAAAATATATCTGATAGCATCAATTTATTAAATAATGAAAAAGATTCAACCATATTTGGGTTCCCTTATCTTATTAATCGAATTGATTTGCCTCGACTAATTGAACACGCCAAATCCGAGGCAGTTAATTGTAAACCTTTAAAAAACGGAGGAGTTGTATTTGTTATGTATGACGACACAACTTCAAATATTACTCGAGCAATTCAAGAACATATTATTCTTCACACAAAAATAACAGTCCGAGGGCATGTATTAGACAGTTTTTGGGAAGCTTGGAACAAAAATAAATCGCTTCAGAGACTCATTTTTAATTCATCTGACCCTCTTGAAGAAATGTGGCTTCAATCCAGAAAGTACAAATATAAACTTGCCACGACATTTATGCCGTCGTATGCCAAAGCAATTTATAATCATTTTAATGCTTCAGTTGTACTTGACCCATGTGCTGGATGGGGTGATAGATTATTAGGAGCACTTACTTCTTCATGCGTTAAGTCTTATACTGGTTTTGACCCAAATAAAAAATTACGACCCGGGTATGCAGACATAACAACCGCGGTTACTGGATTAACACCTACACAAATTACAGATACAAGTATACAATTCAATTATAATGACCACATAAACATTTCAATGATAAGCACACCATTTGAACATGCGATTACTCAAATATCAGACGAATCTATTGATTTAGTATTCACAAGCCCTCCATTTTACGACTATGAAATTTATAATTCGACTAATCCAATATACGCAGATTGGCTAACCGAATTTTACATTCCATTGTTTGTCGAGTCTGAAAGGGTTTGTGCTGTTGGGGGGCATGTTGTATTGTATATAGACGATACATCCAGTGGTCAAATCAATAGGTTTATTCAAAATGAAGTCAAACATATTTGCTTATATTTAGAAATGCAACCACGTATTGCCTTTATGGGAATTTCATCAAAAAAACAGAGAAATATATGGGTTTTTCAAAAAAAGAGTACACCCTCTATTAATTAATAAATATTTCAAGCAAAATGGAAAAATATGGTGTCAAAAAAACAATATTCTACTTTAATTAATTCATTACCTTTTTTTGGTATATTTTCGTTTGTTCTGTTTGCTCTTATACTTTGTTTTACGTTTATATTTTGTCTTATTCTTCTTTTTATTTTTCATCCTTTTTTTAGTTTTTTTTCTAATTATTCTTCTTCGTCCCGCGCCACTTTGAGTTTTCTCTTTCAAATCATCTATTTCTACTGGATTAAATGTTATGTTTAATTGCCCATCATTATGAACATCTTCTACAATAACATAACCATGACTACGATTAACGTCATCTGTTACCAAATCCAGTTTAAATGTATTGTTATTATCTGGCATACTCAAATGTCCTGGAGGGTTTGGTGTATCCAATTCGGCACCACCTGTTCCGGATATAATTTGTTTAACTTGGAATGACGAATTATCATTCGTATTTGTTATAGTCAGAATACCCGATTCATAAAAATGTAAGTCAGCACACAGGTAGTAATTAACGGGGGTGTGGTCGGATTCCATAAACATGCTATATAACTGATGAATAAGAGTAATTCCATCGGGGTTAAATTTCTGAACCTTACGCGAACCCTTTTTTAGTTTAGATGATATAATAGGATGATGTCCAACCACAATAACATTTACAATTTGGGTATATGGAATGTTTATGTAATTGTCATAATATGATTTAATTTTACTATATTGGTCATCATTAATGTCGCCGGCACAACTGTAATCTTTCTTTTTACTTGATTCATGGACAACTGACGAATTAATAAATATGACCACTGTATGTTCTCCAAGCATGCGAACAGGTGTGTAAAAATCAAATGAATTATTGTGCTTTATTTGTTCATTGTATATGATACAATCATCCCTAGGAAATTCGTTTCTAACTGGTTCGGATTGTTTATCTGTAATTGTAGTGTAATATGAGTCATTTTCTTCATTATGAATAACCGCAATGTCATGATTTCCCATCAAAACATTCACATCTGGATTTGGCTTGTTAGGGTGTTCCTTAGTTTGTAAATGTTTTAAGCATTCAAACCCCGATGCCAGCTCTTCCAAATTAATACGTTTTTCCTTTTCTTGTGAACCTTCTGATTTTATACCCTTTGGATAATAGTTGTCTCCGGCAATGACAAAAAAATCATGTTTACCATTTTGAGTTTGTACTAAATTATTAATTACTTGTGTAAGAGCACTTTCGCTGTACGAACCATCACACCCATCTTTATTCCAGCATCCAAAATGGACAAATGATTTTGAAGTTGATATTGACTCTGGGGAGTGTTTATCCATTATTATACAATATTTATATAAAAAAATAAAATTTTATTTTCATATCGACTACATATAAATTAATTTTTGTTGGTATAAATAGTTGTTATATTGGCACGACATATAGGGCATTTGGGATAATTATATGTGTTTGTATTTAATAGTAGTTTATTGTAGCACTGCTCACATGTTATATGATTACAATCAAACATGTATACTTGAGTTATTTTAAAATCGTCAAAGCAAATAGGACATAATTTAGTTTCCGAATCTTCTTCGTGTATATCAATGGTGATGATTATTGGTTTAAGTTGGTATAATGAGTCTATATGGTTATCCATAGCACTTTGACGCCGAAGAATAGGAATAGAAATGTCTTCTATGTCTGTAAATCCCGTTTCTTGTAAATTTAATCCTAAACGCGAATGTGAAAAAGATGGGATATCCGAATATATTATAGCGGGCTCACGTCTAAGAACTGGTATATTAATACCATTATCGTCGTCATCCATATTTTCTCTCTTATTAATCATTATATGATTTAATTTTAAATTTATATATACTTTCACTATATATAAATATTCATTTTTAATTTAAAAAATTGAATATAATACTTCTATTATATTAAACCAATAATACAAAAATACAAAAATAGTTATGTACAATACAAACAACAACACAATGGATAAGGGGAATTCCAAGTTCAACGAGGTTGCTGATGGGTTCGGCATCTCGAAGGAAGAAATGAAGGAGATATTGGCTGATTCCAACTACGAATTAATTGAAAGGGTCAAAAAATATGTGGATATTCATGCTGCTCGTATTACCCATCCCAATTTGGTTCATTTGATAAATACTACTCCATATTCTTTATATTATCAGATAGATGATACAAATCCTATATTAGATATACAAAACAATAAATATACAATCGAAGAACTTTATTACATAAATGCTAATTTCCCACAAGTATCGTTAAATTCCATTATTGAACATCAGGAAATAACACCTATGTTTTATAGATTATTCATTTGGGAGTATGATGATTGCGAGGACATATCTTCTACATATATTTTAAAGCATCAACCTCATTTAACGTTAGACGATTTATTAGAAGCCAGGAAAATAGGGTATGTCGACAATGATGGTCTATAATCTAAATTTTGAGCAATTCTAAAAATACGATAAACCCTGCATACAACTATAAAAAATTGATTTATGTTTTATTTTTTTAAAGCTAAATATATATTAAAGAATACATCCTAAGAGCCATTCTACGAACCAAACAACCATGACACCACTTGGAACTTTTGATGAGTTTTACAACCGTCTTTGTGATATCGAAGAGAGGGAAACCAGTTGGGTTGATCAAGATTATGCCGAGGAAATAGCCGAAAAAAAATGGCAAAGGTATTTGCAAGAAAAGTACATTGAAAAAATGAAGTCCAAAGCAAACAAGAATTCCAGGTTGAAATACAGAGAGCTCGACTTGAGACGCAAGCTGCTTCATCGCATTGGTAAGTATGAACTGGAAGAAGGTGAAATATTTGAATAAGAGTTAGAATTGTAAATGTATATGTATTTGTATATGTATTTGTGTAACTATAACTAATTAATTAAATAAATAAGTTATATTGTGACTTATTTTTTACGTTTAGTGTTTTTGAGTTTAATACTTTTGCGTTTAATACTTTTGCGTTTATTGATTTTGCGTTTATTGCATTTGCGTTTTATATATTATATATAAATATAATAACTTCTTTTGATATTACTTATGCGAGTTGGTTGCTTAACATATTGAAAAAAACGAATAATGAATTATTTTTTATTTATTACATATACAGATACATATATACAGATACATATACATTACAAATTAATAGCAATACAATTTGATATCATAAGTTAAGTCATCATTGTCTAATAATTCTTGTTTGTTATTGGCGTTAAGTTTACTATAATTAACCCTTACCTTTTTGACATCCGCTCGACAAGTTGGGCAAGCATAATGTCTCTTATATGGCTGATTTGTCACACTAAAATGAAAATGGTCACAAATACATTCGTTACAAAATTCATGACCGCAACCAAGTGTTAAAGTGTTTCGTAAGGAATGTTCTTCAAAACAAATCGAACATTCGTTTTTTTTCATACGACCATCTTTAATGGAAAAGCGTTTGGTTGTTAGTCTGGGCTTCTTTTTGAATTGAATATATTCTTGATATTCTTCGCTGGTATATGAAGAAGTTTCAGTATTTCCATCAGTATTTCCATCTTCGTCATCTAATAGTAGTGTATTTTGCGTCACCACATATCTCACCGGTGTATTCTCACTATTAAATTGTTGTGGAAAAATATCTCCAGGATCCAAAATACGATACTCCCTGGACAAATCTGCTATTGTCATAGTATTGCTTGTATTGCGTTCTAACGGTGGAGGATGGTCTGGTTGTGAGGCAGTAGTCGGAGTTCTAAACGTGATATTTCTTTCATCGATAACTGGTTCTGTGTCTGATTCTATGTCTGATTCTGTGTCTGATGATACTGTCATAACCAGAGACCGAATAGACCTTGTAAAAACTACTGGCTCTTGCTCTTGCTCTTGTTCTGACTCTTGCTCTTGCTCTTGCTCTTGCTCTTGCTCTTGCTCTTGCTCTTGCTCTTGTTCTTGTTCTTGTTCTTGTTCTTGTTCTTGTTCTTGTTCTTGTTCTTGTTCTTGTTCTTGTTCTTGTTCTTGTTGATACATCTGCAACATGTTACTAAAACAATTAAATTCTTGCTCTTGCTCTACAACATTGGCATCAACAACATTGGCATCAACATCATGCAATAAACTGGCTGATTCTTGAAATATACGATTGATGTCTCCTGTTATTGACTGAAAAATATCACTACTAATTTCGTCATAGGAATATCTAAGAGTAGAGTAGAGATTTTCAATGGTCCTCATCCTTGTGTCATACAAGAACTTTCTGTCGTGTGGGTTCATCTTTCGAGTTGAGTTGTTTTGTTACATAAATATTTGTAATAAAAAATATATCGGGATTTAATTTCATTTTTTTTTAAACAATGTCTTAAAATAATCGGACAACAACTCTATGCTCAAAATATCGTTTTTTTTCAGGTTAATATTTAGTCAGTAATAAACTCGAATGTTTTAAAGTGTTTCACATACTTAGATATATTTCTTTGACTCACTGGTACTTCTGGGTATGTTCTTCTAATAGCTTCTTCAATTAATACAAGATGATGTCCATTTAATGGGGTTTCATGTATTGAATTACGTTTGACTTTTTCTACCTCATTAATTGAATGAATGTTTACTACTAATAAATATTCAATTTCATTGTCGTCTTTCATTTCAATCTTATTTACCGTATCAACAAGATTCCAATCATCTGGACATTTTGCTGTTCCATAGAAATACCCTGATGATACTACGGGATCCCATCTTAATCCTCCATAATAACCACCTTTTGTCATTCCTGCTTTCGCTAATACTTTTAGATTTTCTACATTTAACCCTGTTTCTTCGTGAGTTTCTCTAATAGCTGCTTCCTTTAACGATTCACCTGAGTCCCAATTTCCTTGTGCACTTGTTAAATATTTTCTACCTTTAACTTGTACCAATACAACAAATGGTATACCGTTTTGTTCTACAAATGTTACACATAACGCACCACTTATGGTATCGTCTATTATACGTGGATATGTGTTCAATGTCATTTCTGTACAATACAATGTACCATATTTTTCTGATTCACATAATAATTGCGTATCTTTTGGCTGTTCTGTATATCCTTTAAATATTACGTGGTCAGTTTGTTCAAACATGAATCCCTTAGGCAATTTATTAGTACCATTAGATTCAACTACCCAATCACCATACGAATATTTTACCGCTTTTGCCATTGACTTTATATTTCAATAATTGAAATCTACAATTATTTCATTTTTTTAGAATATTTAAATGTATAATAATATTTTATTTTTCGTGATTTTTATTTATTGTAAATTACATGGGGATAATCTGTTATAACCCCATCTACTCCCATTTCTCTCAATTTATTAAATGTATTTGACGAATTAACTGTCCATGGTAAAACTTTTACTCCTTGTTTATGCATTTTTAAAACCAAATATTTATCAACGAGAGAAAAGTGTGGAGATAGTATATCAGTGTCCGATATACTTATTTGTTGAGTATTAATCAATGTTTCTAATTCCTTTTGAGTTTCTATCAAAATTGAAGTAACTGGTTGGTCTGTTATATTACGTATTTCTCTCAATAGTTCAATATCAAAGCATTGAATTGTAATATTATAAAAAAGAGGACGATATAATTGGATAGTTTCAAGTAAAATAAATGCCGCGTGTTGTTTATCTGAGATACTGGTTATTTTATCCATTTTTATCTCAATATTTAAAGGATAATTAGGCATAGTAGTAGTTTCAAGCCATAAAAATATTTCATGAAGGCTTTGAATCTTAGGTTCTGATATTGATTGTAGTTCTGATAATGTATGTAAATGAATCTCTTGGTACTCGCCTGTAGTTTTATTCTGAATAGTAACATCATGAAATACAACTAAATGATTATCCTTTGTTAATCGTGTATCAAGTTCAAGTCCAAACACATTATTATCCATAGCAAATTGAAATGCTGGAATTCTATTTTCGGTAATACCTGGAATTATTGCTCCTCGATGTCCGAAAATTGCCATGATTGGCCAATTTAATGTTTTCCATCTAAGTATATTTTTATACAATTGGAATACAATATAATATAGTAATATACTTGAAATAATAAGTGTACAAATATTCATAACTTTTTTCATTATATGTTTATGCGTGTATTTATTTAAATGTAAAAGTATTTTATAATACCTATTTAATTTATTATTTTATGAATGTAATAAAAATGAAATATTATACTATTTTATAAATTATGTATATAAAATGGGTAATCAACTATTTACGTCAAACCATGTCCCTCGACAAAATGATTTAGTGTCGTATAAATATATTCAAGATATAATCGAAGATAGAAACAGTGTATTAATTAATACATTGGATGACTCAATAACCACTCAAGCATGCTTAATTTTATCATCTATTCACGCAATTGACGAAATAGATGTAATTGATAAAATTTTGTCCAACGCGGACAGCTTAGGACGAACAACAGAAACAGTTGAAATTGTGATTTATGGGAAAAATAGTACCGATATGAGTACATGGGTCAAATATAATCAGTTAATCGACTATGGATTTGAAAGGGTTAAGATATACACTGGTGGATTATTTGAGTGGATGTTATTACAAGATATATATGGGGATGACCTATTTCCTACAACCGCGCCAAACAGAGACATTTTAAAATTCTGTTAAAAATGGAACCATACATTTATTTTAAATTATAGTTATTTTAATTAACGACAAAAACGACAAAAATCATAAAAACGATATTATTTATTTTGAGAATATTTTGAGAATATTTTGAGAATATTTTGAAAATGAGCAACTTTTTTATAAAAAATTGGAATTGAAAATATTGATTTTTACAGGTGCTTTTTTTACTATTGCGGGTTTTTTTACTTATTAACAATTATTGAAAGCTGTTTAGCTGCGGCATTTTTTCGGCATTTTTTTTCGTACAAATTATTATGCTTTGAGAAAATAATAAATGAATTATAATTATAAAACGTTAATAGTATTGGAAATTATTTGGAGTCAATAACTTTTGTAAAAAATATGAAATTTGTGTTCGAATTGTTCGAAAAAATTCGAACAAGAAAAAATGCCGACCATTTTTGACATGTTTGAAAAATTCCCATAAATATTTTTTACGTAACAAAATAAAAAGTTTTAAAAAATGAATCAAAGCTTTAACATAAGGACGGCATTTTTTCCACCTTTTTAAGTCATTTTTCAATTTGTAAATATAAAACTCAAATATGGACATTTATAAATGTCCAATTTTAAAGATCGTAAAATAGAATTAGAAAAATACTTAAAAAACGTGCCATAATCCGTCAATATTATTTTAACCGTTTAATTAATAATTTTAAAAAATACAATAAACATGGAATAAAATAATATGCATATTAACCTTATTTACTCTTTTTATTTTTTCAATATAAACACTTATGGTTATTTTTAACTATATAACATTATACATTATGAACGAAGAACAAAAAAGAGAACTTGATAAATTAATAGCTCAAAACAGCGTTGTTGACCAAACTGATATGATTAGAACTCTTAAACAAAGTATTAAAATTAGAGAAGAGATTGATACTATGATGAAAATTAAAACTGAGCACGCGTTTAAGGGAGATAGTAATATTTCTATGGTAAGTCCAATGTTTAAAAAATGTCAAGAACAGTGTCCCTTTTTATACAAGTACTATGCCATGCTATTCCATAAAATTCTAAAAGACGATGTTGATATGGGTACGTTGGAAAAATTTATTGAAATTGTAGAGGAAATAGAGGATGGTAAATTGACCCAGCATGAGGGAGCGTTTAAATTCGGTACTCTGGCTAAGTCATTGTATATTGATGATGTTCTTTCGACAGCTGATATGGTAGATTCAGACGGAAATAAACAAACATCAAGAGTAATCGCACCACCACCTGCAAGAGACATTAGTTGGAGTAAATATAAACAGTCTCGTGATAATATTACCCGTAAACTCAAGATTACAAAGGCAGTAATGGAATATACAGAACAAAACTAAATTTAATTATTTATAATATTGTTTATAGACTACAAATAATATAAGGAGAGAAGTTATTATACATATAATAAATAGTTAAGTTATAATGACACCGATTGGAGAAGATTTATATACAACTCGGTTTAAACCAAAGACGTTTGACGACTATTATTTACCAGAGCCAATACATTATACATTTAATTCTATTATGAAAATGGAATCAATTAAGCTTCTTGTTATTGGTGGAACAGCAGTTGGTAAAACATCTGTTTTAAATACAATTGTGTCAAGTTATTATTCTGAAACAGATGATACAACTCTTAATTTACTTTATATAAATAATCTCAATGATTATGGTATTAATTATTATAAAACTCAAGTACAAGATTTTTGTAAATCTCGTTCTACCATTCCTGGAAAGAAGAAAATGATTGTTATCGACAATATAGATTTTATTCCCGAGCAAAGTCAACAATTATTTTGTATTTCAATCGATAAGTATGCTCATAATATTCATTTTGTTGCTTCGTGTGCAAACAGTCATAAAGTGAATGAAGGGTTTCAGTCTCGACTTATCTCTGTAAAGCTTCCTCAAATTAAACGTGATGTTTTGGGGAAATTAGCTAATAATGTTATTAAATCAGACAACTTAGATATTTCACCTGAAGCACTTGATTTTATTGTGAATATATCCGATAATAATATTAAAACGATGTTGGGGTACTTGGAAAAAATAAAAATTATGAATTGTCCAATAGACCATAATATGGCCATTGAACTATGTACGGATATTCATTCTTTTATTTTTGATACATATATCGGACATTGTCGAGAAAATAATATACAAACCGCTATTCATAATATGAATGATATTTGTGACAATGGATATTCAGTGATTGATATTTTAAATAACTTTTTTCTGTATGTAAAGCATACGGAATCATTATCTGAAGAAGAAAAATATAATATTATACCTTTAATATGTAAATTTATTATGATTTTTAATACAATACATGAGGAAGAGATTGAATTGGCAATTTTTACTCATTATATAGTTCAGATATTGACGTAACCTTTATGTCTTCCCTATCAATAATTAACTTGGTATTTGTGGTTATATCAGAACTAAAGTGTTTCTCGCAAAATGTTACTGAAATAGGCTTTAAGGAGCATGAATCATGTATTATTTTCACGTAATGTTCTGTATTTGGGAATGTGTATATGATGGGCATTATATAATTCCATTCTTCTTGAATTCTGCGCTGACCAAGTTCATTGAGTTGTACCACACAGTAGTTGGCAAAGTCGCTATATCCTGATGTTTCGTATTCATCATCGATGTATACATGAGGAGATTCGTTTATGTCCTCTGTTCCAAATTTAGGAATAATAAACAGTGTGTGGATATCATCGTTGGTAAAGGTGCTCATATTGATGTAGTGTGTATATACATAACTAATGTATATAAACAATCATTTTTTTTCCAAATATATTGTTCATTTATTGCGTTTTAATTGTTAATATAAAAATTAGTAATATTTTATATATTGAACAATATGAGTGATAATACGGCTATGTTGGGACTTACGAGTCTTTTAGGAATTGGTGGTGTTCTTGCGTGGATGTATGCATCACAGGAACCCGTTAAAAAGAGACGTGGGCGTGGAAGAGGTAAAAAATGGAATGTGAACAATGATGAAGATGAAGATGATGAGGATGATGAAAGTGATTATGAGGACGATGATGCCGATGAGGAGGAGGACATTGATGATTATAGTGACAATGAAGAACTTGATATTGACCCAAATGAAGGAGAAGAGATGAACCTTGATGATCTCGATGATATTGAAGACCTTGATGATTTGTCTTCACCTAAAAAGCGTGGTAGACCTAAAAGACGTTAAATCAATTAGATTCCAATATGGTGAATATATTTATTTTAAATATATTTTCTTGCCCGAATTAATGCGGTCGAACAATTAATGTTACCATAATCCATATTTTAAATGAATTGTGTATGCTTTATAGAAACAAAAGAACGCAAACAAAAAACAAATACACCCAAAAATTGAAGCACTTAATGCATAATTATGTGTATACATCATTTCACTGTATTTATCCATATTTAGTTATACACACAATAAAACATATTATATTTAAATCAATTTTTATTTGTTTTTATTCGTTTCTTCGTAGTTCTTTTTTTATATGTTTTATGTGTTTTATGTGTTTTATGTGTTTTATGTGTTTTATGTGTTTTACATGTTGCTTTTGTTTGTTTATTATTGTTTTTTTTGTTTGGTTTATGTGTTGTTCGTGTTGTTCGCTTCTTCATGGTTCTTCTATTTTTTTAGCACCATGCATATAATTTATATTGACACTGGTTATTAATTCGGTATATTTATTATTTCCAATAAATATAACATACGTTTTACATGATTAATTACTTTATGAATAGTTAGTGGAGATTTATCCGTAATAACAACTTCTCTTGATTTATACGCAGATACATTATCAATCATTAATTTGTTCACATTTTGATAAAAAATATGATCCGAAGAGTTATATGTTTGTGTATAAACCGGGACAGTTTTTAAAAATATAACGTTTTTTGTAGTAGTAGTACTATTTTCCTGATACTCATCATCATTTTCAAATATGTTTGAAAATACTTTTGTTAATATATCTGGACCAGTATAATTATACATATTCCATTCAATCGCATTTATATTTTCTATTACTATATCTAAATGTGGATAAACAGTCTTCACAAAATCAATTCTTCCTTCGTTCAATGTATATTTAAATTCACTGTCAGAAAGTGTTCTAAGTCCACCAAATGTTTTTTATTTCGCATTATTAATATAAATAAATACAATAATATGGAGAAAAAATGTATTTTTATAACTGTTTAATATATAATGCCCAAGACCAGGTCTAAGTCTAAGTCTAAGCCTAAATTTAAAACTACATATAAAAATAAATCTAAAAATAAAAAAAACAAAAAAACTTACAAGAGGAACAATAAGCAGTGTAGAACATATAAACGAAAACATAGGGGATATAATACCTTTTATGATAAACGTAAATGTGCCCCAAAACGACCTGGAGAATTGAATGATTACACGTGTTATACAAATGATTCACTGATTTATTTAAAGGAATTATGGAATTCTCAAAACCCAATGAACAAAATTACCGAATATTCTCCTAAAAAAATACACCGTAAATTATATATACTTTTAAAAAACATGTGTACTAATGAACTATGTTGGATAAAACAATTGGAGAAAAATAAACATACTGGCGGCATTAATTTATCTACCACACCTACATCTTCTTTACATTTGTCCGATAATTTCAAACCACAATACCCAAACAAGTGGCATTCGAATCCGAATGAGTGGTTGTCAAACTTAGATATAGATAAAGTGATGAGTCAATATGAAAAAGCGTATGGTTGTTTTGAGTTTATTGGCCCGACACCAATTGACTTTGATTCGCGTGATACAAGAAAAATGGATAAATGTGTATGTAATAAAATGTGTACATTTAGTTTAAAAAGTCGTATGGACGCACATAAAACTAAAATTGGTATTATTTTTAATACAGACCCTCATTGTAAAACAGGTGAGCATTGGATTTCCTTATTTATTAATATTAAGAAACGTGAGATTTTCTTTTATGATAGTGTTGGTAATAAAATACCAAAGGAAGTGGACTCTTTTATTAAACGAGTGTGTAAACAAGGAAAGGAATTAACCCCACCTATTCACTTTAAAGTCGATAGTAATGAAGATATTGAACATCAGCGAGGGGATACAGAATGTGGAATGTACTCTTTGTTTTTTATTATTCATATGTTGATTGATAAATTAACACCCAAGTATATTAAAACACATGTATTTACCGACGACTATATTCAAACATTTCGGAAAAAATTATTTAATTACGAGAGAATAATGTAATAAACTATTACTCGTATGATGCAAGATTAATGTGTAAAGCAATGAATTCGGAATTAGCAACATACGATCAAGTAGAATCAGAGGTGCCGAATGGTGTAATTATGGTTGGTCTGAAGGGCAAATGGCGTTATTTCCTATTCAATATGGAATTATTTTTATTACATTATACTACATTACATTATATCAGCAAGTTCATCAATTGTGTAACCCATATTCAATAACATTGTAATACGTTTCGGGTGCATATACACCTTCACAAATTCTTCTAATAAATACTCTTGGACAAATGTTTGGTGTTTCACTCTTAACTGAAACTGTTCCTTATCGTTTGCATATTTATTTTCACTTAATCCGTCCCAACACCAAGGTATATCGGGATGTGCTTCTACAATCTCCATTGTAATATTAGGATTACAACTTAATCCGTCCCAACACCAAGGTTTATCGGGATGTGCTTTTACAATCTCCATCGTAATATTAGGATTACAATTTAAACCGTCCCAACACCAAGGTTTATCGGGATGTGCTTTTACAATCTCCATCGTAATATTAGGATTACAACTTAAATAGTACCAATCCCAAGGTTTGTCAGGATGTGCTTCTATATACTCCATCGTAATATTATGATTTTCACTTAATCCATCCCAATTCCAAGGTTTATTGGGATGTGCTTCTACAAACTCCATCGTAATATTAGGATTATGACTTAATCCATCCCAATTCCAAGGTTTATTGGGATGTGCTTCTACAAACTCCATTGTAATATTAGGATTATGACTTAATCCATACCAACTCCAAGGTTTATTGGGATGTGCTTCTACAAACTCCATTGTAATATTATGATTTTCACTTAATCCGTCCCAATCCCAAGGTTTATTGGGGTGTGCTTCTACAAACTCCATTGTAATATTAGGATTTCTACTTAATCCATACCAACACCAAGGTTTATCGGGATGTGCTTTTACAATCTCCATCGTAATATTAGGATTACAACTAAATCCGTTCCAACACCAAGGTTTATCGGGATGTGCTTTTACAATCTCTATCGTAATATTAGGATTACAACTTAAACAAAACCAACTCCAAGGTTTATCGGGATGTGCTTCTACAACATCCCAAGTAATATTAGGATTTTCACTTAATTTATACCAACGCCGAGGTTTATTATTATAATGAGCTTGAATAAAATTAAAGAAATAACGATTCCAATTGGTTTCCATTGTGTTTATAAAATAATTGACAAACATAAATTCAATTAAACTGTTTCATTTTTTAATATAATATAAAAAATATATATTACATTATACTGAATTACATCAAGCTCATCAATCATGTAACCCATATTCAGTACCATTGTAATACTTTTCGGGTGCATATATGCCTTCACAAATTCTTCTAATATTATATTATCTATTTTTACATATACATACTGTAAAGTGCTGAAATATTTTCTTTATCATTTTTGATGAGTTTGTCTACTACATCCCGAGTAACTGTCATTGGAAATTCTACTTTAATTGCTATATCCCTTTCAAACAAGTTATCATCTGTTTCCATTAATCTAAACAAGTTCAATTTGGTGTACTATCAGTTGCACCACCAAGAGCAATAAAAGAAAAGGGTCTATTTAGAATTTTACTAATACATAAAAATGATTTACATATATGTTTTATATTTTAATCATTAATGGCTGATAACCAATCGTCAGTTGAAACAAATATGGAACATGTACAAGAAATTGGGATTGTTGTTGGGATTGGTCGTGAAGTGGGTACATGTGTAATTGAGAATGATAGAATAAATCATTGTATTGATTTATGGAATTCAACTTTGATTGAAATTAAAGAACATATGAAAAAATATAATTGGAGTCCAAATTCAATGACTTATCATTGTCCTCGTCCGTCATCTAACTCAAAAGTAAAATTTTACTGTAAATGGCTTTATGACCAAAATGCCGATTATCGGTCTCATGACCCAGTTAAATGTGTGAACTTTATGCAAATCCCATTACTTCATTCCATTTGGGGAACTTTTATATTAGACCCAGAATTTTCTAACTATACAAAGGATAATATTAATCAAACCGAATGGTTACTTGTATTGGCTGAAAATGTTCGCATTCTCGAAGAGTATGCTGAAAACCAAAACCAATCTAAGAAAGGTAAGAAAAAAAAGATTACAAACATTACAAGTAGAACGAAAATAAAATCGTACAAAGATTTGTACTTGTGGTATAATAAATATGAAACATTGATTAATTCTGCTTTAGAACCCAAACATGCCCTTGGTATTATGAAATCACCTCGCATGTTTTATGAGTGGAATATACGCGTTCGTCCGTATGCTTACTTATTTTAAGGAATGAGAGAAATTAAATTAGTATATTATATAAAATGTTTTTGCCCTTTTTAATGTTTTTTAGTTTTATTGGCGGTGATGCCAGAATTAATGAATATGTTCCATCAATTGATATGGAATTACATGAAATTCACCATACTACAGACATTAACTTACCACAATCATTTACATGGTCTAATGTTTATGGTGTAAATTATTTAACAAAAAATTTAAATCAGCATATACCAGTATACTGTGGTTCATGTTGGGCGCATGGGAGTATAAGTTCGTTATCAGACAGAATAAAAATTATGCGTAAGGCAGAATGGCCCGATATTAATCTTAGTATACAATTTTTATTAAACTGTAAAATGGGTGGTAGTTGTAATGGAGGAGACCATTTAGCAACATACGAAGCTATTTATAAGTATGGGTCAATTCCATATGAAGACTGTATGGTATATCAAGCATGTAGTAATGATTCACAAGAAAAACTATGTCAGGAAAACAAAGATATGTTTGAATGTACTTCTACTAATATTTGTAAAACATGTGATACATTTACTTCATATGGTGGAAGATGTACTCCGATATTACAATACCCAAACGCAACTATAGATAGTTATGGAGCAGTTAAAGGTGACCATAATATGATGACGGAAATATACAAAAATGGACCTATAGCGTGCGGAATCAATGCTGAAGCTATTGTTGATTATATGGGTGGTGTTTTAGATGTCCCGCATAAACCTAAGATAATTAATCATATTATATCTATTGTTGGATGGGGATATGACGAATCTATTAATAAACAATATTGGATAATTCGTAATTCATGGGGTTCATACTGGGGCGAACTTGGATTTATGAAATTAGTATTAGGTGAAAATCAGTTAGGAATAGAAAAAACATGTGCTTTTGCTAATCCTGGAAGCTGGACAATAAACAATGTTCCTTGTAGTGAGGATGGACACAATTGCTCTTAAATTAATATTATTTAAAACATACAAAAATTTTTATTTATCTAATCAAATTAACAACATTAGTAAGAGCACTCACATCATTCACATTGTCACAATCACTCAAATTCAAAGTATGGACGCCACCTAGAGCACTCACATCACTCACATTGGAACAATCACTCAAATCCAAAGTATGGACGCCACCAAGAGAACTCACATCACTCACATTGGAACAATTACTCAAATCCAAAGTATGGACGCCACCAAGAGAACTCACATCACTCACATTGTGACATTCACTCAAATCCAAAGTATGGACTCCACCAAGAGCACTCACATCACTCACATTGTGACAATAACTCAAGTACAAAGTATGGATGCCACCAAGAGCACTCACATCACTAATATTGTCACAATAATTCAAATTCAAAGTATGGACGCCACCAAGAGCACTCACATCACACACATTAGTCCTACACAAATTCAAATTATAGACTTTACCAAGAGCACTCACATCACACACATTAGTCCTACACAAATTCAAATTATAGACTTTACCAAGAGCACTCACATCACTAATATTATCACACCAACTCAAATTCAAAGTATGGACGCCACCAAGAGCACTAACATCTCTCACATTGTAACAACCATCTAACATCAATGTATGGATGCCACCAAGAGCACTCACATCGCTCACATTTCGACAATTACGCAAATTTAAAGTATGGACTCCACCAAGAGCACTCACATCACTTACATTGTGACAATCACTCAAATGCAAAGTATGGACGCTACCAAGAGCACTCACATCTCTCACATTGACACAGTAATGCAAATTCAATGTATGAACTCCACCAAGTGCACTGACATCTGTAATGTTTCGACAATAATATAAATTCAATGTATGAATTCCACCAAGAGCACTAACATCACTCACATTGCGACACCAACTCAAATTCAAAGTATGGACGCCACCAAGAGCACTAACATCACTCACATTGCGACACCAACTCAAATTCAAAGTATGGACGCCACCAAGAGCACTCACATCACTCACATTACAGCCACTCAAATTCAAAGATAATTGCTTTGATGGGTAGACAATAGAAGAAAGAACTCTATTACGGAATTCTTCATCTTTATAAAATTTAAGTGAATATTCCTTATTAAGTTTAAGAAACTTAATTTGATTTGTTTCACTGTAAATCTCTTTAGAAGTAAGACGTAATTGAAGAAAATCTTCAAAAGAAAGAAATTCTCCAATAGCACCCAAAGGGTCTTGATTTAATTTACTTAAAACGGTCATAACTTATAGAAACTCTCAAATAACTATTAAGTATTTTAATTTGTAATGAGACATTGAAAGTTATTATTTTTCAATTTTTTATATAAAAATATCAATAACTCATTGTTTATCTGAGTATATGTCTTTGAGCTCGTTCTTCCCGTATAATACTTCCTTCTGGTGTCTGCTCTTTTCCGGATGGCATGTCTCCATAAAGAAATTTCGCAAACGCTCCCTGGTCGTTTGTCACACGAGTACTGGGCGTTGAGTAAAACGTTCGGTTAAAAATCTTGAACTGATTTCCACTAAACACCCCACCAAACATTTGGTCATCTGCGTTTGGAATATCATCATGTTGTTCGCGTATATTTTTACGCATATTGTCATTGATTTGTTCTCCTACAACATGATTAAAGGCTGGAGGTGCTGAAAGTCTTTCAGGTTTATCTGTTATGTCTGTTAAAAGTACATTTGAAAATGGATTATTTGATGTTCCAGTTTCGAAATTGGCGTCAATAAGGTCTGGTAAATTGTCGGGTGTTATTGATACAGGTTTGGTTGGAAGTTTCGGCGAGTTTGAATCATTGCTTGGTCCAAAATCAACTTTGGATGCTAAATTGTCAACACCTGCATTCGTAAATCCATCGGATGGACTGTGGCTAAAAGAGGGTTTGTTTTTGTACATGAGAATTATCAATAAAATGCATGCGAGTCCGGAAATTAAAAAAGTTACTCGTCCAGTGATAGCGGCTCCTAATAGTCCGAATAAAATAACACTTCTGGAAATTGAGTTCATGTTCTCTGTATAAGTCTGTTGGGAGGCGGGGAAAATATCTTTTATTCGTCGTACATTAATTATCTCGTTGGGGTCGTATATCCAAAAAGTAGCCATTTATAACTATGTATTTATATATTTATGTTATGATATATAAATATTTTCGTAAAAGGGTTGTGTCCTTTTAATGTTCCATATTGAATATCGTATTACTTCACATTAATGCTGAGAGTCTTAGGTAATTGTGTTTCTAAGAAGGCGTCCTTTTTTTGCGTTTAAATATCGTTCATATGAACCATGTTTCTGGTCTACCCCAATTCCTCCAGGAGTCATAGCACCAGGGCGGTTGGCTGTTTGTGTGCGTCTTGTACTACTACCATTACGTTTTACTCGTGCTACGCTGACACTTGGAGTTGCTCGGTCGCTTAAATTGTTTTGGGGGATACATGTTGTATTAATACAATCGTGTGTATTAAGTGATGCTATTCTGGAAGTTCGCATGTTGGACGGTTGGCGAATGCCAATGGAATGAATTCGTCGTTGTGTCATTAAGTTCATCGATGGTTGAATTGCAAATGTATCGTATATACATGTAGCACATTGTTTTTTAACATCGCATCCCACGTGTTCAAAACACATTTCTCCGTATGGAAGAGTACGTTTGTAGTATTCGAAAGAATTCTCACATGTAATATCAGAAGCCTTTACACCCGTCTTTTCGGACTCATCGGATATGTCCACAATTTGCTGATTACAATCGAGTGTTACTTTAATAGGCATATTAGGTATCTATTATTATACAATATATAATTTAATAGTTTTTGAGCAAATCATATAATGTGTATCATAATACGTATATTATTAAAAAAAATGATTTGTTGTAATTACATCAACCGTATAGTATATATTATTGCTTATAGCAAATAAAGTTTAATTTCATCCAAATCATCTAAATTAAGTATGAATAAAGTACAGAACAAACCTGTTAAAAATAAGATTATTAGGAAGACTCGGTATACTGAAATCGTGTGCCGATACGACAAGGATATCGACGATGATGAGTGGGATAATAACTATCAGTTTCAGGAATACAATGACGAAGACGACTATCAAGATGATTGTGCAAGCGTGTACGCAGAATGCGGTGAATGCTATAATAGGTATCATAGAGCTACCAATGCATTCGATTGCGATAGAGTTGAATACGACTGTGGGGAAAAGGGTAATGGAGGGTTTTACTGGTCTGAACCGTCTGAATTTTCGACTTACAAGGAGTATTCAGACTACATTGACCACGGTGAGGACTTGGCCGATATGCGTGAAATGCAAAGTAGAGGTATGTAATTTATGATATGTTATGGTGTATGTTATGATGTATGCTATGTCGTGTATGTATAATGCTTATAATGTTAAATATTATCTGTTTATTTATTTTATTTCTCTTGTTATTTTTTAATGAAAAAATTTGCGTTAATAAGATAATAAAAAAATGAAACAATATATAATAGGGTTTACTATTATAAATTAAAATATGAGTGAATTATTTATTTCTAACTACCAGGACTATTACTATATTGAAATTATGGATATATTTTATAAAGTTACGGATGTAGAACCAGAGAACATATATGAGTATTTACCTTCTCCTGAATATGACTTGGAATTAGAAGTTCGTCTTGAAAAAGACAAATTTGGTATGAAGGTAAAATCAAAAATGACAAAGGAGAGTATTTCGCGTGTTTCTGTCAATATATCATTTTATTACGATATTGACAATACAATTCATAAACATAATGTAAAAAAAATGTTTGACAATTGGGCAAACTCTATTCAGAATGAATATGAAGTTATTGTTAATCAATACAACAAAGAATATCAAACAGTTATTCAAGATGAAATCAATGAAATGAAAGTTGCTGATGCTGATTCATAATCATAAATTTACATATTTAATGTAAGTCTTCTTATTTCTCTAAAAAAATTATCAAGGTCATCTTTATTAGTTCCTGAAAATGTGAGAACTGGAATACCATTTAATGAGTTTGGCATAATACATAATATAGCGGGTATTCCTGTTACTTGTTTATTTTTTTTGTAATATGAGTACACGTCTGTATTGTCGTCTACATCCAAATCACAGCAAATCCATGTATTTGGGGCATTATTGAATTGCTGAGCAACATCATTTGCTATTTTTTTACATGGTTTACACCAGGTTGCCCCAAATTTGATAATAAGAGGTCCTCTAATATTACAAATTAGTTCAAATAGACGGTCTCTATCAGAAATTAATCGAAGAACTTCAGGATTATAGGATACGGACATTTAATGATAATATTATTTATATATTGGTATATTTATATTATTTATAATAATACTTATACACATGACAGATACTCATGATATTGAAATACTTGAACAAGTATCAGAATATTCAAAGGTTATTGGTAATAATAGACATATGTTTATAATATTATTTATGCCTGGGTGTCCTCCATGCCGGGCAGCAATGCCAGAATGGGTAAAGTTACCCAAAACCTACAAGGATGCTGATGTTTTGAGAGTTGGTGAATATGACCTCGAAAAATTGAAGTCAGGTATTAAACCGCGTTTAGATGTGCAGGGGTTTCCCACATTTGTTCATTTATTTAAAAATAATCAACCTGAATATTACTCAGGCGAGAGAAATGTGGACGGATTTACTGATTGGATGGATTCTATTATTAATAAATCAATAACTGGCCGTAAACGTAAACGAGTTCGAAAAGATACACGTCGTAAAAAATACATGGGTCGGAGTAAAACAAAAAAACAAAAAAATAAAAGTAAAAAACGTAAACGCACATATAAACGACCTAATATACAATCTAAACATAATGGGTGGTATCGTAAATTCCCTTAAACGCCCTTTTTTTGCTGTGTTAAGGATATAAAAAAAGATAAAACGATATTTATGAGTTTAGGACGTAGTTGTGATTTATGAATGAGTGTAATTCATTTTTATAATATAAACATAATATGATTATATTATGTAAATGAATAATCAATTATATGAAAATACATACAGTAGTGTTGTTGAATGTAAATATGGAGAAAAAAGACAACCTGAAATAGATTCAGTATTAAATGCGAATGTTGAAAATGAACATTCATATTCTATTAATAAAACAGAAAGAATTAATATGACATATTATGATACTTATAGTATAGACCCAATAGGGTGCAAAGATGCGGATGATGCGTTTTCTGTTTATAATGAAGACGAAAAATTGTACTTAGCTATTCATATTGCTGACCCCACCGAGTATATAGAACTAAATTCGGAGTTGTGGAATGACATCGTAAATAGAACAACTACAAAATATCCGTCAAATCGTTCTCCTATTCATATGATGCCTGATAAAGTATTAGAATTGTCAAGTTTACAAGGAACATATGACGGTACCAGTAAAAACGCGATTACCGTGTTAACACAAATTAATCCAGATACATATGAACCAATTAATGAGATTAGATTATTATTTACTACTGTCTTTGTTAAAAAAGATAATGCGTTTAGTTATGGTGACGCATCTAATGCTTGTAATGAAATATCCGCATTTAATATAGGATTAAAAATAAGCGAAGTTTTAAAATCAATTCGTGCCTCAAAAACAAAGGGAATAAGATTGAACGAACTTTCTACTTCTTATCCCATTTATGATATAGACGAAGATAATGTTTATTTATATGAGGATACGACACAAGAACGATTAATAAAGCAAATGATTGCGGAATTTGCTATTTTTGCGAATTCATTTATCGGTGAATATTTAAAGATAAATTTAAATACGGGAATATTCAGAACATGTAATGCGAGCGATTGGTTGCAAACTGTTTATAATGAAATATCCGGTGAAGAATTATTACAGGAAATTATAACAAATGGTATTCGTGCTGAGTATATGTCTAACATATCATCTCATGATTTAGTTGGGATGCCTGAATATTGTCATTTTACATCGCCTATTCGTCGTTTATCTGATTGTGTATGTCATTATTTATTGAAATATATTTATTTTAAAAACAATGGGCGTAATTATACTATACCGTTTTCCGAACAAGAATTAGAGCAATTATCCACAAAGTGTATGAAAGAAACACGTCTTGGGAAAAAAATCCAATATTTGGATATAAAATTTCGTTTATTACAAGTAATGCATAATATGCTTTTAAAGAATAACCAATTAAATATTGAGTATTACATTACTGGTTATAGCGGTTTATTTCTTAATATTATTATTTGTACAATCAATAAGTTTAATGTACATATGTCATACACATTACGTATTCGTAATTATTCAAAATATATTAATCCAAAAGAAAAGTATAGTTTATCTATCACGAAAGTTAATTGTTTTACCAAATATGATGAAGGTACAATACCCGAATTAGATTCGCACATTACCCATAATATCATCAAACCACCAATCATACCATTTACTCATATAAAATAGCTTGCTTCATATAATGTAAAATCAGTTTCTTCTCATCGACCAATTTTATCGTTACATATTTTATTTCAATTCCGTTTAACTGTGATTGCTTTATTACAACATACATTATAACAAATATAATTAATAAAAGGAAGGACTACGGGTATCAATAATTTTTATATTTTTAATCAAGTTAAAATCTTCAATATAATTGCGGTATGAACTAAATTTTAATTTCTTTAAGTTATTTAATTTATAACTTGTACTTCTGTAACCTTTTTGCATTCACTAATATTAAGAGAATTAACATTTTCCAAAGTAGAAATGTCTTCGTTTGTAATAAATGTATATGATACATCTAATATAGAAATATTTTCTAAATAATTAAACTTTATAATTTTATTACATCTACTCAAACTTAAAAAGTGCAAATTATTCATAAATTTTATATTTTCAATGTTTTCAATTTTTGTATTAGATAAATTTAAATATTTTACATTTTTTAATATAAATTAATTTCATATATATTATTTATAAAGTGCATATTAAATTACATTATATCATCCAGTTCATCAACCGAGTATCCCAAAGTTAACAATTTTTGGATCCTATTTGGATGCATATAAACTTTAACAAATTCTTCAAAAAGATGTTCTTGGACGAACCTTTGGTATTTAATTATTAACTCAAATATTTCTTTGTCTTTTTTAAACTTGTTTCTACTTAACCAATTCCAATTCCAATGTTTGGTCGGGTTCGCTTTTACAAAATCCATAGTAATATTAGGATTTCTACTTAACTCAAACCAATTCCAAGGTCTATCAGGATGTGCATTTACAATCTCCCAAGTAATATTAGGATTTATACTTAACCCATACCAATTCCAAGGTTTATCAGGGTTCGCTTTTACAATCTCCATAGTAATATTAGGATTTATACTTAACTCATACCAATCCCAAGGTCTATCAGGATGTGCGTTTACAATCTCCATAGTAATATTAGGATTTATACTTAACTCCCACCAATCCCAAGGTTTATCGGGATTGGCACATACAATCTCCATAGTAATATTAGGATTTATACTTAACGTATCCCAATTCCACGGTTTATCGGGATTCGCTTCTACGCAATCCATAGTAATATTAGGATTTTTACCTAACCCATACCAATTCCAAGGTTTATCTGGGTGTACATTTACAAAATCCATAGTAATATTAGGACTACTACTTAACCAATTCCAATCCCAAGGTTTATCGGGATTGGCACATACAAAATCCATAGTAATATTAGGATTATAACTTAACCGATACCAATTCCAAGGTTTATCGGGATTCGCTTTTACGCAATCCATAGTAATATTAGGATTTATACTTAACCCATACCAATTCCAAGGTTTATCGGGATTCGCTTTTACGCAATCCATAGTAATATTAGGATTATAACTTAACTGATACCAATTCCAAGGTTTATCTGGGTGTACGTTTACAAAATCCATAGTAATATTAGGATTTCTACTTAACCCATACCAATCCCAAGGTTTATCGGGATTTGCTTCTACAATCTCCCAAGTAATATTAGGATTTCTACTTAATGCAACCCAATTCCAAGGTTTATCGGGATTGGCACATACAATCTCCCAAGTAATATTAGGATTATAACTTAATGCAACCCAATTCCAAGGTTTATCGGGATTGGCACATACAATATCCCAAGTAATATTAAGATTTTTACTTAACCTATACCAATCCCAAGGTTTATCGGGATTGGCTTCTACGCAATCCATAGTAATATTTGGATTTTCACTTAACGAATCCCAATTCCAAGGTTTATCGGAAAGATTTTCAATAAATTTGAAGAAATGTTGTTTCCAATAAGTTTCCATAGTATTTAAATTATGTGTAATAAACTGCGAATACAACAAATTGTTTCATTTTTTAATAATTTTATCAATATCTGTACACGATATTTCATTTTTATTCTTGTCAAATATAATACAATAACTTAATCCCTGTACAAATCGCGAATTTCTCCGTAACAATGAACACAAATGGGTTTTTGGTCGAACCCTCTTGGTAAATAGACCAATTTATCTATTGTTTCAAAATCACAACGATGACATGCGTTTGTCAAAGGACCAGTATAATTATTGTATTCACTATACCTTTTTTTATTTTGTTCACGATTTTTTACCTTTCGATTTTTACAACGTTTATACATTTTTTTTTCTGTAAAACGTTCTATTTTTTGGATTTGTTTATTAATTATATGAGTTGATAAACAATTATAATCAAAATCGATATGTTCTGTTGTAACTATTTGTTTGGAAGGAGGTTTATATTCTTCTTCCTCAATAGTATCGTCAGTATCATCCATTATATATTGAATCAATTTACGATAATTTTTATTTTTATCTATACACACAATATTTTCTCGTTCTGTAACTCCAAATCGTGTTTTGTCTGCAAACCCGGTTATTTCATATATAATTTTAGAAAAATCTACGCCTTCCTTTATTTCCTTGTATATTACATTATATTTTTGATTAATTTGTCTTTTATTTTTATTATAGTGTTTATTGATATCCATTGTCAGGTTAAAGTATAATAAAAAATATTGTATTTCTATTTAATCAATTTTATTACTTATTTAAACTAATAAAGTGTAATTTAAAAACTTATTCTTGTTCAACACCCATAATATCATCAAATCCCCAATCATACCATTTGCTCATATTAGACGGATGAAACCGGTTCATCATTAACTCTTCTACAAACCCATTTTCATTGTATAGTGCGTTTTTAATTTCTTTATAATCATATTCAAAAATATTTGGATTTTTTGACAACCATTCCCAATTGAATTTATCCAAGTTTTTCTCAAGAATATGTGTCGCATTAGGATTATCTGACAACCCAATCCAATCTACTTTATCCAAGTTTTTCTCAAGAATATGTATCGCATTAGGATTACCTGACAACCATGACCAATTTACTTTATCCAAGTTCTTCTCAAGAATATGTATGGCATTAGGATTACCTGACAACCATGACCAATTTACTTTATCCAAGTTCTTCTCAAGAATATGTATGGCATTAGGATTTCCTGACAACTCATGCCAACAACTTACTTTATCCAAGTTTTTCTCAAGAATATGTATCGCATTAGGATTACCTGACAACCCAATCCAATCTACTTTATCCAAGTTTTTCTCAAGAATATGTATAGCATTAGGATTTCCTGACAACCAATACCAATTTACTTTATCCAAGTTTTTCTCAAGAATATGTATCGCATTAGGATTACCTGCATTAGGATTACCTGACAACCCAATCCAATCTACTTTATCCAAGTTTTTTTCAAGCATATGTATCGCATTAGGGTTCATTGACAACCATGACCAATTTACTTTATCCAAGTTTTTCTCAAGAATATGTATAGCATTAGGGTTCATTGACAACCAAAACCAACTTACTTTATCCAAGTTTTTCTCAAGAATATGTATCGCATTAGGATTATTTGACAACGCATACCAACTTACTTTGTCTATTGGTATCCATTTCCGTAGTTTTAAGAATTTTGGATTATAGTTTACACTTGATAGCATTGTAATTACTTACTTATGTAATTGTATGGATTATTAAATCGTTGATTATAATTTCAATTGTTTCATTTTTTTATAAAAAAAGATAAATGTTTACTTATTGTGTTTTTTATTCAACTCAGTCTACCTATATTCAACTCCCTGTACCACCATATTCAATTGAATTATTAATTTACGCCGGGGTCATAGGGGTGAGTCCCCTATTTTGTTGAACGTGTTTTTGTTAGTTCTTGCGTTCCATTTGTTTTTTGTGTTTTTTGTGTTATCGAAAACATTTTCATTTTCTTCATTTTCCCATAGTGCTTCATATTTGTGAATGGAATTTAAGTTTGTGAATGTAATGGAGTCTTGGTTAGTATCGTACCCTGTGATTCTTCCCGTGAGTCCTTGAATGATAACATCATCGTGTGTATTGTCAACAGGTCTATCGTGTAGTACCCCAATATATGTTTTGTGAATGGTTTTTGCGCACCTGAGCATATTTTTGAGTATGATGATGGTGTGTTGGTTTGGTTGTATTTCAAGTGTTTGATTGATGTTTTTGATGTCAGTTTTTTTGCTGCATTCGTATGATAGTACATGTATGTTGTGAATATTTTGTTGTTTGAATATTTTTTTGATTTTTGCTTTGTGTGATTTTACGGATTCGAGTACGTTAATTCTGATGAGGTGGTATCGTGGTGTATTGAATGATGTAACCGCGTGAATGAATTCTTGGTTTGCTTGTGATGATAATCCAACTTCTCCGCTGAATTGTCTTATTCTTCCCTGTTGAATGAGTTGTGGTGTTCCTACGTAACCTTCTCCTGGTTGTGCGAGTATGATGTTAGCTGCTGTTCCCCATGTTTGTAGGTCGTATAATGTTCCATTTGGTGTTGCGCTGTACTGTACTACCCGTATATTATGTTCCCGCATGTGTTCTGGGTCGTTTAGTTCTGCCGTTTTGAATAGTGTATCAAGTCTTTGTGATTTGGCTGCTGCTACATGTACCTCATCCATGATAATGAGTACATCTGTTTTATCCTTGATTGTGTTTGCGAGTTCCTGTAGGTTGTTTGCGTGCATAACATTATTCCTAATGGATGGTGGTATACGTTCCGCGGTTTGTGTTTTCCATTCGAGGCTGGATAGCCCTGTTACTATGAATACGTTATCTAAGTTTGCTGGTTTGTTGTATGTGGTATCAGTGAGTGCTCGTACAACGGCACACATGCTTCCTGTTTTTCCTGACTGTGTGCGTGCTACTACCATGGTTGCTACTACTTCACCTGATTCGAAAGAGTTGCTTACCTGTTCTGCGATTTTTTCTTGGTTTGGGTATATCTTGTTTCCTTTTAGCTGCATCATGTGTAGCTCTGCACAAAGCACTTGGTGTTGTGCGTTTCTTAGGTCAGAGTTGTCCATGCTTTAACGGTAACGGTAACGGTAACGGTAAGATTTCGGTTTGTAACACTATTGTGTTACTAAATATGGTTTATTTATTTCGTGTTGCTTAGTGGTCATTTTTTTTCAAGAGTTTGTGTAAACTGTGTGTGTGTGTATTTTGCTCAAAATGTGGGTTGTATATGTGTACCGGAAGTCCGTTGTATATGTGTACCGGAAGTCCGTTGTATATGTGTACCGGAAGTCCGTTGTATATGTGTACCGGAAGGACGGCATAACTTATTTCTGTATTATGTGAGTAATTTCT